AGTGTAAGTACCTACAGTCGAGTAAATGTGTGACGGGCTTGTCGCTGTAGAGGTTGCTCCATCACCGAAGTTCCACAAATAGGAAGTTATTTCTCCACTAGACAAATCACTAAAGTTAACTGTAGTAGGAGCATTACCAGCTGCGATATTAACTGTAAAATTAGCCACAGGTGCCAGTCCGTCACAGTTATAATCGTGATCTGTGACCAGATTTTGAGCCAGTGTAGCACGTGGCGAGCAACAGTCCATGTTGCTGTGAACAACATCATAAATCTCACTTAAAAGTGTCATAAAATTTAGATCTCCTTGTTTTTTAGTGTTGCCCGCATAGCGCGGGCGTTTAAATATTAATAACTTATAATGGCTACAAATAACTTAGAATGACTGTATTTGATGAACTATCCTTATACACAAAAGATGGGAGATAGTCCTCAGTTAAAAGGTTATTCTTAACAGCATACGTCTTATTCCTAAGGACGGTAGATAGATAACCACTCTTAAAGCATGGTTGAGTAGATATTGCCCAATTAATCTGTTGCTGTACCGATCTATATGATTTTGCTCCAACTTCTTTAGCAACCTCTGCACAAAAATAATTATATCTACCGTCATCTTTTTCTGGGCTCCATTTTTTAAGCCACTGTGCGTAAGATCCAAAGGCATCAAAAAGTCCCGCATACAACCAATCTGACACACCGTTATCCCATAGTATTATCATTTTTAATTCCTTTTTTCATTGTTAATATGATCATACACTATCTCTTCAACTATTTTATTTACAGCCTCTACATCAGGGACTTTAGGTAATGGCGACTTATCCACTTGCGATTTGGCGAGGCTGAATAATCTATTTGCCTCATCTTTAACCTCATCTATTGTCCACTTACCTGTTTTTATATCTACCAATTCGGAAGCATCTTTTTCCCTATACACATTAAGAACACCTGTATCCAAAAACTCTACCCCCATCCTTAGTAGTCTGATGGAGTGAGAAGCGTGCTTGCAATCGTACCCATACATCTCTACCAACTTCTTTCTCTTGGCGCCCATGTACCCTTTAAACTCTGTTTTGTTTATTTTTAATAGTTCGCTATGGGCATAACCAGTGTAGGCATTATAAGCCGCCTTAGAAGAGAATAAATCCCTATTGTCTAATAGTGCTCTACCATAAAATGTTTTCTTTAAGTAGTGATCTTTTTTAAGCCACAAAATGGGCATAATATTAGGATTGGATTTAAGTAACATCCTAACCGTCTTTTTAAACTCATAACTCACCAAGTCATATTCGTTTAGCATTGTCTCTTTCACTTCTTTAGGTGTGTCTAAACCTAAATAACTTTTAGCGGGTGGCATAAACACACCCATTAAATCTATGTCGTCAGAACTGTTTGGCATGTCCTTAGGCACATAAGTGTTATGGGAAATACTACCTCTATATCCTGCAAGTATCGTATTATCAGGAAACATTTCTAATAATTTATCATTCATAACTATCACCTATCTATTTTCCGACCTTTCTAAAGGTCATTCTATGAAGTTCACAAGTACCATATTCCTGTATGGCGTCTACATGTTGTTTTGTTAAGTACCCTTTATGCTTATCAAATCCGTAGAAACTAAATATACTATGAAGGTCCATCATAATTCTATCTCTTGTTACCTTGGCAATAATACTAGCCGCGGCTATAGATATAGATTTAGTATCACCTTTAACTATCTGTTTCTGAGGATAGATAAAGTCCCTAAGCACAACAGTACCATCTATTATAACATAGTCAGTACCATTAAGAGCATGCACCGCTTCTTCCATCGCGAGTTTGGTGGCCTCCAAAATGTTTATATCATCTATTACTTGATTACTTACAACACCCACACCTACATGACACGTACTTCTTATTATGTTAAATAACTCTTCTCTACGATTAGCAGTAAGTTTCTTTGAATCTTTTACATTAAAAAGCAACGCTGGTATCGCCTCATCTGGAACATGTACTGCACCAGCAACTACCGGCCCGGCGCCACAATTACCTGTAAAATATCCAGTACCGTTTCTTCGCACATAAAAGTTATGATACTGTACTAAAGACAAACAAAACACTTTACCTACATACGGTAACGATCTTTTATTAAGATCTTTTACACACAACATACAGTTCTGAGATATCTCCATTTCAAAACATGGAGTAGTACACTCTGTATCGTAAAATGCAGCGTCATTCAGAAGTTTTATCTGAGTATGTGAAGTCTTACCTATCTTTAGTAGCACCTCTTCGATGTCATCTTTTAAGGCCACTGAGACAGTGCGATAAACATCTTTACCAAGAAGCATCCACTCTATAAAAGTATTTAATAATTTAAAAGATAACTTTTTAAACTCCTCAGGTATGTATCTATTACAACTATAACCTAATGATTTTAAATAGGTATATAATGTAGCACCTTCTAAAAGCACACCAAACGTAGTCTTATACACAGAGAAAGGTAACTTTTTACATACCTCATATACTTTATCAGAAAGGCCTTCCCTATCTACTGGAAGTACTATCACAGTGTAACGACCGTCCTCAGTTTTAAATGTTACTCCAAATGAAAAATAAACCCCTAAAAACGGTATCCAAGTTTCCATTGGAATCTTAGTATCATCTCCTGGTACACTGAAGTATTCCCTGTCTTCTCCAATCCAAGTACCACCCCTAGGAATACAGTGAGTGTCCTTCAAATCAAGTACATTTGTACGACCTACAAATTTAAAGTCCTCGTCTTCATCTCGTTCTACCACATCAAAATAGTGATCGGGTGTAACATTTATATGTATAGTGCTATTACTTAGGTCAGCCATCTCACCGTCAAAATCTTTTTCTATAATAGAATATATTGGTTGCCACTCTATAAATCCTTCAGGTGTGTATGACATCACACTATCTTTTAAAGTTAGTTCTTTATAATATTTCCAACCAGTTTTAGTAAGAACCTCTGCGTCTGGATGTTCACAGCCCCGACCAGCCTCGTCAACACCAACTATATAGTTATACCCAGATGCCTTAATGTTTTCTTCTATCTCATATGTAGCATAACTTGATGGCATTATTCACCTCTTGAAGCAGATGTAGTAAAGCGTGACAAGTCCCCAGTAACAGGGTGTGAGACTGACTGCTTATTTTTTGGTGTAGTAGTTTTAACTTTACCAACATCGTACACATAAAGATCGCATTTTCTATCCTTATTAGTATGAACAGACGCGTTCTTTACTACACATTTATTATTTTTTTCGTTCTTACATAATGCACATTTTACTCTCATAATACTTTCTCCCTTAATAATAAGTAATAATTAAATTATCTATTCACTATAGGTAGCTACATCAATGCAACCACCCTACATCACTTTATCAGTACACACACAACCTATGCTTTTTTCTGCGTCTAAAAAACCAGTACCTTTACATATATTACAATCTGGATCCGGATCACAATATTCAGTAGACACATGGTGATCTTCTAAACCATACTGACATATAATATACAAAGTTAAAGATATAAATGTAAAGCAAATAACAAATAATGATATAAGTACTATCAATTCAACATAAGGCATATTTGATAGTTCTGTAAACAATATATCCATTAGTTAGCCCTCTGTATATTTAATTTTTTTGCCTGATTTCTCGAACACTAAAAAATAACAATGAAACTTTCTAGCATTCTTTTGGTTAACCAACTGCCATTTAGGAACCATTCTATGTTTAGATAATAAGATAAACATATCTTTACAATAAAATCCTAATTTTTCTGCTTCATTCACCATAAATATGTGGCTCATGTATTGTTTTCCACTACTTACTTTATCTTGTATTTTAACTATTAGAATACCATATTTCTTTAATATCCTATAGAACTCAGTAAGTGCATTTTTATAGAACTGAAATAGTTCTACCTCTGTAGGGTATGACCCAAAGCGCTTAACCATCTTATTGCTTCTATCAGTTTTAAATAATGAGTCACCACGTGTAGCGAGAAATGGGGGGTCGAACATCATAGTAGTTATACTTTCATCTTCCAAAGGAAGGTGCTCGGCATTAGCCTGTACAACATCATCTCTTTGTGGGAACAAATCAAACTTTAGCCGCGGAGTGGCAACACCATCCTTGTAGAAATTACCTTTACTATATGTAGGGTCAAGTTCTATTGGACAGGCGCAATGTAGGTCCAATATTCCCCTGATAATAACCTGCTCATTATACGAGATGCTCTTTATCATTATTTGATTTCCTTATATGCTCTATTCCTTCATATAAACCATCTATTAAAGATTTAACATCCTCCTCACTAGTAACAACTAAATCACCCTCTACAGTAAGTTCCCCAGTAAAAAGTAATTTTAAAGATAGTTTGATCCTTGTATACACCATACTAAACCAATTTTCGTCTATACAAAAGTCTGAGACAGTAAGAGTTTTATACATGTTTAATGTGATATATCCCGGCCCCGCGTAATCAAAGTACAGGCCTATATCACATTTAGGATCACCACAACTACAAGCGTACCGATAAAAACCATCGCTTATTTTCATTATTTTATTTCGTATCATAAGGAACCCCTTTATCTTTTAAATCTATTTCCAATTTCAATATGTCTCATTATCTCTATCCAACCATCTACTCTAGTGTATTTTACAGCATCTACTTTAACGTCTTTGTTCCATCTACGTGTCATAAGCATAAGGCCTTTCTTCCAGCGTTGTTTATACCTATGAAGATCTTCTAAGTTAGAATATGAGTCGTCAACAAAACAATCAAGATTGTGTAGTTTAGCGTGTACACCTTTACCATGCTCACCAGTTAAAATAAGTTTGTCGAAAGGTATGTTATGAGAATACAACCACCTGGATGTTATTTCCCTATGCTCCTGCGCTCTTTTAGTGATAATAAATATTTTGTGGCCCATCTTTCTAAACATCTGCATGACTTTAACAGCCCCTTCGTATGGCTCAGTGGTAGACAACATACGTGCATCTGTAACTGCCCATATCAAACAATTTACAGCGGCTTTATTATCCTCAGGATCTTCTGAAAATACATTCTTATCGAATTCATAGTGCTTAAACACATCAGTTGTAAACTTACAATCAAACTCAGAGTTCAAATGATTTACAGCCATCTCAGATGTTTTTGATATTACCTCGTCTAAATCAAATCCTAAATTCATATCTCTTCTCCTTAAAAGTCTTTTCCATTTTTGTATATAACCTGATTCGATGTTGCTAACTTTATACCATATTGAATGTAGTTATCTACTAATCTATCGCCATCATACCTACCACATTTAATATAAGCACACAAGGTTTTTATTTTTTTTGGTACTTCTAATATATCATAACGAGTAAATAACCAAACAGGTAATTCCAAACTGTTTATTAATATAAGCATGTCTTCTAGTTTGTCAATACTACTATCTAACGGTTCTCCACCGAACAACATTATTTTATCTATCATCGAACTAAATTCACACATCTTACTGTATAGGCTTCTCCTATATTCGTCATTCCAACATTCGCCCTGATCAAACCTCCACGATTCTGGATTATGACAGCCTACACAATGAGGGCCTTTACAACCTGATATATATATATCAAAACTTTTCATAGAAAGTGTGTACTGCGTGGCTAATATCCTCATAACTATTAATTTATGGGGGAGTTACTCCCCCACTCCTATATTAAATATTTTTATAAAACTGACGATTTGGATAGTCTTCTTCGCGTCTTATCTTATGCCAGTTCTTTACGGCTGTCAAGAACCCCACAACTCTAGTAAAACATTCTTCAATAGGTTCTCCGCATATTGAACACACGTCACTTCTACCAACAGTCATGTGGTCATTTTTACACCTAAGTAAATTATAATTAATAGCAAAATATATCACGCCTTTTTTAGCACACAGCTTAATCATATCCATCATATTATGTTTGTCAACTATTCTTTCTTCAATATTAAGATGACAGATAGAACCCCCGCTGAAATGTTTATCAAACAACCCCTGAAGTTTTATCCTATCAAGTATATCCGCTTTAGTAATCAAAGGTATAAACTGATTAGAATATAGTAGATATCCCATATCATAACCCATTAGTTTGTCTTTATTTGCTAATTTAATAGAAGAATTTTCTGATGGTGTCTGCTCACAGTTATGTGGTGATTTATATTGTTTCTGTAATCTATCATTAGTAGTATTAATTACCTCTAACATCCTTATAACAAACTCTATTCCTTCCTCTGAGAGAATATCGTACCCCATCACCTCACACGCCTCATTAATACCATTAAGACCGCAAGTAGAATACTGTTTGTTAATATCCATAAACCCCAACGAGTAAAGTGGCTGAGAGCCATTTGTAATTCTGCTTTTAATGATTTGTCTCTTAGAGTTATTAATTCTTCCAACCACCTCTACTATATCAACAAGAGCCTCTGAGAATTCTTCTTCATTTCCTTTATGCTTATACGCCAATCTTGGAAGATTTACTGTCACCACCCCAAGTGAACCTATTTTAGTGGACCCAGAACCAAAAGAATTAAAATACTCATTACTTGTATCGGAGCGGAGTCTGCAACAGCTTGAGAGAGTAGAGGTCTTACCACAATATAGATTTATAAAACCAAACTCCATATTTTTCTCTGCTATCATTTCAAGAAATGTAGAGTCATTAATTTCTCCATCATCATCTATAGAAAAACATGCTGTTGTTACTGGAAATGTTACAGGTGTTCTTCTCAACTCATCATTCATAGTATCTATAAATAATTCTTGTATTTTTTTAATAGTTTCAATTTTAGGTATTCTCCCGTCAGGAAATGTATATTCTGGAACAAGGCTTTCAAGAAAGTAGTCATCAAATATAGATACGTTTGTAAATGGGCTTTGATGCGCACGAGACGGTTGATTAATGGTATAAATAAATGACACTATATTTTCTTTTACATACTTCCAACAGTCCTTTTCATATGCAAAACAGAATCCAGAATCACTTTTTGTGTCAAGAATCTTATCCACATAGTAACCCATAACTATAAATAAATCCGCTAACCCCACAGCACCTAATGTAGAATTTGCCGCTATCACAACAAACTGTTCTAATTGTGATTTAAAAGCATATAAGTATTTAGGTGGGACACTCTTAATTTTATTTACCATAGTAAGACCGCTAAGCGCAACATCATATGTGCTATAATTATAACAATAAGCCTGTGCGACACCATGGAAATCATTGATATAAAAATCACCTGTAAGTTGCATCTCAATAATTCTATTAGCCTCTGTTTGGCCATACAACTGCCTAAGTTTTTTCCATATAAGATAGTAAGCATTAAGTCTAAAGTACGGCTTAGGCAACTCAGTATTATATACTATAATATCCTTTGTGCTAATATTTGAGTTACTATCAATGCTTACATCTGCTGCTGTGCCTTTGGTACTAAAAAATCCCTTACTAAATTTATCTATATCTAGCTGTGAACCTACCCCATCGAGCTCAAAAAGCTTAATTCCATGTTTAGACCTGAGATGCAGCATTAATTCTGTAAAGTTATCATCATATGTGATGTTGATGTGCATAGTTATTATGCCCCCTTAATTGTTTTATCAGTAGACCCTACGCCGCCTACACGTTTAGTATCTGTGTTGCAGTTATCTGACTCTAGGAAGGGTTTAAATATCCCTTGAGCTATAGCGTCACCCTTATTAAAGCACCTATTTCTATCTCCAAAATTCCAAAGGTACAATCTAATATTACCATCATCACGTTCATTGCTATAGTAATCCATATCCACAATACCTACAGTATTCTTAATCATGATGTCGTTTTTTATGCCTGCGGAAGACCTTGGATACAGTTCCAAAACCTCGTTAGGTTGCATATATGCTTTAACATCTGTCCAAACTAGCACAAAACTCTGTGGTAAAATCTCTATATCCTCGGGAAGAAAAAAATCATACCCCGCAGACTTAGCAGTACCTCTCAAAGGTAGAATAACATCTTCCGTCTTGTCGTGGCTCTTGAGATACTCTGGTGCTACTACTTCAAATCCTCTTACTCTTGTTGTATTGCTCATAATTTTTTTCCTTTATTTTTAATTATCATTATACTTCATGAACTTATAATTACCACAGTCCCAAATACGATCATACCCCAAATCGATTGCCAATTGAAACTCTGTCTTACTCAAGATTTCTTCCTCTGTTAGGTTGGTTTCTAACACGCACCTATCTCTCAGTACATTACGCCTAAAAGCAAATCTATGTGTTCTACTGCTGTACTCAGGTACCTTTAGATAGTAGTAGTTTGCCTGAGTGTCCACACGATCTCCAAAACCTATCTTAGGATACACCCCACCTGTAGGAGACCACCGTCTATCCGCAAACGTAAGTATAGATGTCCATTTGTAGTTTCTTTCAAAATGTTTCATTAACTTTCCAGCGGCACCTATACAACGGTAGTTGCTGTCAGAACAAAATCTGGACAACTCCCAATCAGTATCAGTAATATTTTTATTACCCTTAGCTCTTGACAGTTTTCCAAATGTCATCACAGAAACCAAATCGACATAACCTAAGCCACTACTTTTAAACAAACCAAGTTTAACCCTTGAACCCGCATTACCTTGTATATGAAACTTGTTGATAAATGGAGATGATTCTTTAGTTGTTATCTCTCTAACCTCACACTGTCTAGCATATATCTTTATCCCTGCGTTTCTCTGTAAAAGATTCTTAAGCCTAGACATAACAATATCTCGTTTATTTTCATACTCATCCTCGAATATAACGTAAAGTATGTACCCATTATCCATATACTCTTTTTGTTTTTTAATATGAAAAGTCCTATGCATCCCTGATATGTTCTCACACATATCTTTGAAAACACAGTATTCAAAAACTAGTTTCAAATCCTCAATGACTATGTCACCAAGTTCATTAACTATATGTACTGTGCCTACACTGTCAAGGTCCTTTCTAAAATTTTCTATACTCATAACCGTACCTCCTGTTTAAAATTGCTTGGTACCAAGACGTGTGCCAAGTTCTATTATAGTTAGCTTTTGAATTACATGAGCGGCACACAGTAATAAGATTACTTGGCGCGCAGTTCTTTTTATTGTAGTCAATATGGTGGATGGATAAAACTGTGTCAGTGCCATAGCAGTATGGATTAAGGCAGATATTCCCATCGCGGTTTTTTATATCTTGTTTGTATTCCTGATCTTTCCATGCCTCACAGTAAGGTTCAAAAGATACCCCACCTTGCCAATTCGGATGCCCTGTTCCTGTTCTATTAATGGATAGATTAATACCTTTACAAACAGGGCAACGTCTACCACTACACCAACCACCAAACATAATCTTACATTTATGTCCTCTACTACAAATACACACTAACTTTTGTTTATTATTTATATATTTTTTAGTTAACAACACGTACCCTTCAGTACTTAATTCTCCCCTAATCAAATCTATATCGTGTTTTTTATTACGCATACACTCTGAGCACCTATGACCTTGTCGCAATGAATCAAAAGACATGCTTATCATATGCCCTTTATTACATATAAAGCCCATCTTAGTTGTTAAAGTACTGTACGTGGGGGACAATAGAGTATAGCCTATACTACCGGCCAAATCTTCTACATCCACTATAGTGTAACGACCGTATCCCAAACAATAAGGACATCTGCTATTAGATGAACTCCAATGCCCCCAAGTAACTGAGTGTTGATGGTTATTAGGACAAATATAATCAAGCTTTGTACGATTATTTTTGTATTCTTTACTTAGCAGGATGTAGCCTTCATCCTCAAATGATTTTTTAATAGTGGTATATGAAGCACCAACATTGGTGGAACAATAAAAACATCTCTTACCTTGTTGCCAATCGTTCCACCTAACAAAGTGAGTATGTCCGTTAGGGCATACGTAATCAAGAATCTGTTTGCTGTGAGTGTACTCGGTACTAATAAGGGAGTAACCTTCACCATTAAAAGACTCCCGTACAAACTCTATGGTGTGTTTTCTACCCATTATTCCTGTGGACAACCGCACTTGGAACAAACTAATTTTGTCCCGTACTGTTCATCAGCCACAAAAACCATCTCACAACAGCCACAGCTTTTACCATCACCAGCAGGCTCATTTTCACAAGATCCCTTTAGCCAGCACGGGCCTGAGAGCGCGTCGGTCTCCATAGGTATCTTATTAAAATACTTACCAAAACCATCTATCAATGATTGCGATACAATGTGTGCTACCTCTTTACGGTGGCCGTCTCTTGCCTCTATAACCACCTCGTCATGCACTGTTAGTAAAAGTTTGGCGTCTAATCCACTTTTAGCTAACCTATCTACTATAAGAATCATCGCCTCTTTAACCGTATCTGCATTTGCCCCCTGAATTCCCGCATTTTTAGCGGCCCTTTCAACCGAACGTTGTATTTTTTTTCTATCCGGGTGGCCAAACGGAGGTATATTATAGAATCTTTTTCTACCACTTACAGTCGTAGTGTAGCCTTTTTTTATCGCATCACTTGCAGATTTATCAAGATACTTTTTAACTCCACTATACCTGTCAAAATATTTATTTATCATGTCTTCTGAGGCGTTTTCAGAAATCTTCAACCTCTCAGCAAGTCCATACTTAGACAGACCGTAACAATTATGTACTATAAAACCGTTAGCAATAAAATACTGATGGTCTTTAACTGAAATATCATATACTCGCTTAATTCCTTTACTTTCAATCGAAGTTATTGGTAGTGTAACTATATTGTTATCATTGATAAATTTTATTGTTTCATCATAAGAGGACAAAACTTTAAAATAAGCATTACCTATGTAATTTCGTTTATATATATTCAAATTATTATATAAATACCAATTACAAGTATCAATATTACCATTTTTAACTTCTTTTCGTGATATAGATACTGTTTTCTGCAACGCGACTAACTTTTCATTTGAAATGTTTAAATTATAAATAGATCGTTTAAATGTTTTATTAGTGATAGCCTTATAATTTTTTCTACTAGTAATAAAACCTATTTCAGACATAAATAACAATTTACATTCGGTATCTAATATGTCAAGTTTATAATAATCTCTAATAGGATAACGTTTGTCTGGAGTACTGCGCAATTTTGATAGAATACCAAGGTTTAACAAAATTAGTTGTATAGACTTAACCAATGTAAATGATTTACTACTGTATGAAATACCAAACGTTGTATCAGATTTAAAAATAGTACCGTCCCCTTCGAATAAAGTTTTTAAAAAACTAATTTGTATTTCTTTAGGAGACTCTTTAACACATGTAGGTACATCTATAGTATTAGTTTTATTACCTTCTTCAAAAGATAATATCGATACTAACCAGTGTGCTAATTTTACAGAAGCGATACTGTAACTTACTATATTGCTGTCACAAGACTTACCATAAGTACCAAATAGTTTATTAAATAAATCATCAATATAATCTATAAATTCAATATCTTTTATAGACATCCCAAATTGCACACTATTATATTTACCAGACCCGTCTTTATGTAAATGACCTTCCGATATTAATAAGCCTATAAACGAGGCCCACTCTGTAGTTAACTCTGTTGGAACAGAAAAGTTTTTAGCATTAGTTCTACATGGATAAATAAAGGGTTTAAATTTATATAATTCAGATGGAAACATTTTAGCCCCTAACTTAAGACACATCTGATCTTTACCAATAACTATATCAGATAATTTTTTATCTACATATCTACCTTCTTTATCAACTACTTTCATTAAATGATCTGCGGTAACTTCTATAGAATATCCAAATTTAGTTTTTACTTCAAAAACTTCCTTCTCTCCCATATACTTTTTATCTATTATTTTATTGCTACCTATATCATGAGCGACAATGTTCCCTATTTCCACGTTTTTAATAGCCTTGATACCAAAATTAGTAATGAGTTCGGTATCTTCTATAATGCATAAACCGAAGTTGATAGCTTTGGCCTGCCCGCGTCTATCACTTTTAATCTCCTCCATAGGCACCTCAAAAATCTCAGAAGCAGTTCTGGTATGGAGGTCGATACCTCTTGCGTAACAGTCTAAAAAAATAGCATCCTCAGAAAGATTACCCAGAATCCTGAGTTCCGCCCCGGACATATCAGCCGTAACTAAACTATATCCTGGCTTGGCTATAAAACAACTTCTAAAGCGTTGTTTTTTTGGAATGTTCTGAAGATTTGGGTCGCTTGAAGACATCCTACCTGTAGAAACCATCTGTTGAAACCTAGTATGTAGTCTACCAGATACAGGATTAATTTTTTCAATAAGCGACTCACCATATGTTGACAACAACTTACTAAGTTTCCTATAATTTAACAGAGTATCTATAAGTTCCACACCTTTAAACCTGTTTAAAGTCTTGGCGTTTGTATTATCAATATTAATGCCCTGAGATCTAAGAGATTTAAGAAGTTGCACTGGACTATCTACATTTACTATAGGTACCCCAAACATTACATTCTGACCATATCCAACAGACAACTGACTCTGTAGTTTTTTTCCAATCTCTATGTATTCACCTTCGGATTTCTTCATCATTATACGCCACTTATCAACATCTAATGTGATACCATTAAGTTCCATTTCACACATCGCCTTAGTGAATTCAAACTCTAATCTGGCCACGTTTTTAAACCGTTCTTTCTTAAGTCTCGGTTCCTGTAAATCCTTTAACAACGTTAGAATGGCTACGTCACCTGCGGCATACTCTATTTGATACGGTTCAAACTTCTGATGATAGTTCTCAAATGTATTTCTTGGTTGTTTATTCATAGAAAGACCTAAATACTTACGCACCAAGTCCTCCAAGCTAGCCCCCCGCACATTTATACCTAAATTAAATAACTGTTCTACCAGCATGGTGTCATATATATTCTCAATATAGTAGCCACCCTGTAGTTTAATTAGTTTCATATCAAACACTGCGTTCTGCAGTAATTTTAAAACACGTTTATTAGTAAGCAATGGTTTAAATAGGTCAAGATGCACACTAGAGTGCTCAGTATCATGTCTTACATCGAACACATACGCTTTTCCTGGAACACCTATCTGTAGTAAAGATATTTTGGATGTGTATGGATCAAGCCCAGTAGCCTCAGTATCCACCTCTATACTATCATGTTTAGATATCTCAGATAAAACGGAGCGGGTTCTTTCCTCTGTTGTTACGTACTCATATACAGGCTTAGGTAGCGCCTCTTCTTCCATAGAAAAAATACTCATAATTTTTTAGGACTGTCAGCCCTCTCCTTATAATTAATACCACATTTACTACAGACCAGAACCTACCACCCTCGCGGCTTTATATAATTTATTTACCAAAGCATGATGCGCTGGCTTACCTGTCATAAGTATTGGTTCTACCATTACGTCTAAGATAGATGACATCTTATCCCCATCTGCGGTTGTCTTAGCCCACTTAAGTCTACTAGTAAAAAAACCTGCCATAGCAATTCTAACCTGCTCCTCTGGAACGTCTTTAAGCGCAGTTAATACTTTAAGCGCCCCACTAAAACTTCCCCTACTGATAGCCTTACCCATCTCCATAATGTTAATATCTTCCTCACCCAACAACTCTCCAAGTAAGGCTTTAACATTAACCTCATCCCAACTACCCTCGTCTATTACTTTTTTTAACACACCTATACCATCTCTTGGAACACCTTTTACCCCATCAATAATTAATCTGAGGATCGCTGGATTGTACTCTACTCCTTCATAATCACATATATTAGCTAATAGTTGTTCCATGAGTTGGTGTGATAGTGCTCCGAAGTGCACCGCACCCATACTGGTTCTGCTTCTAAATGCTGACTCCAACTTCTCAGGTTTATTAGTACAAAAAATAAAATACACATGTGAATAACCATCCTCTATCTCCTTTAGTAATAAATCCTGAGCGGCTGAAGTAAGTTTATGTGCTTCATCGAAAATCAATACTTTATTTCTACAACTAAATGGAGCAAATACTAGATTCTCAGTAAGTCTATCAACAGCGTCCTTACCTCCAGACTTACCTACATTTATTTCAATAACATCCATGTTGTTGTGATTCATGGTGGATATACAACTACTACATTCTAAACACGGAGTGTCTGTGGATCTATCTGTGCTCTCACAATTCAATCCTAAAGATATTATCCTTGCGGCTGTTGTTTTTCCACACCCCGGCGGGCCAGTAAATAACATTATATGAGGAGTAGTACCTTTTACCAAACCATTCCCTATTATATTTTTATTTATATCATGACCTACCATCTCACTTACTTTACAGGGTCTAAACACTGTAATCAAATCATCAGACCCGGATCCTGTGGTTCTTTTAATTAGCATCACTTCCTCCTATATATCAATTGAAATACTGTTACTCTCCAAATATAACTCATATATTGAAACTGTCAAGCAGTAAAGTTGGATTTGTTTGACATCAGTAGTTCGTAAACATCACATATAACTCCATAACCACCGGACACAGGAGATATATAGTTTGCCATATTCTTTATCAGAGTGGCCCCATCATATGGGGATACACTAAACTCAGCCAACTTCATACATTTATCATCAGAGTACTTACTTCCAATATACAATAGATTCTCTGGAGTGGTGTTATATTTTGAGATTATTTTATGTAACACATCAACTTTTTTATCAGACTTTGTTTTTGTAAAATAAAATGGAATATTTCTACTGCGCATCACTCCATAACTTATGGCCGGGTCAGAAGATAAAAACACAAATGTAAAATATGGTTTGATTAGATTTATAACCTCCAAATCCATAGCATGATATGATTTAAATATGGTATTATTCATTGCGTCTATAGCATCTACACCATTTGTTATAATACCGTCTACCTCACTTACTATTATTTCTATATTAGTAAAGTCCATTGTTATCTCTCCTTTGTGTCTATTTCATACTTCTTTCTAAACTTTCTAAAGGTTGCTAATACTTCTTCCTTCTCCAGTTTTATTTTAGTAGTGTATTTCTCTAGTATAATACTAGCACGTTCTCCTAATTCTTTGGTTCTCTGTAGTTTTTTAATATTTTCATCTGATAAACCATACTTATTTTGTTTCATAGTGTTACCTCCATGTGGTTGAACACATTATATGCTCAACCGATACTTCATAATATACTAACTAAAAACCAATAGTCAAGTGGCTACACAATATTTTCTAAAATATCTGTAATTTTTATAGCTGTGTCTATATTACTACCTACCTTATTATTGATAAGATTACAAAAATACTCAACAGCGTTTTTCAAATTGTTCTTTTCATCAAAATTAAAATTAATCACAGCGTCAATAAGGTCTGAAGGTAACGCCTTATACTTAGTGTTATAATTGACCAACTTTAATGAATTAGGAGCATCCGATGTAGGGTCGTAATGTATAGTAGCATTATCAAAGTAAAAAATGGCAGTAGCATCTTTACCACTATAATTTAAACTAGTCTCTATCCTACCACTCTCAAACAAAAGAGCACCAGTCGTACACACATTATTATTATAAAGTCTGTCTATCTTAGTAAAATGTAATTTAGAAATATCTTCAAACATATCTAACACAGCTAAATAGTGTGACGATAGCAACCAATAGACATCATATTCCATGAATCTACCAAGATGTTTAGAATTCATTTCGTAATATCTAACCGGGCCAAGTACCTCCCTTAAACTGGCTATCGCCTTTATAGACTTAGAAAATGTAAAAGTGTAATCTACCGCTAACTTTAGTTTATTCTTATCCGCCAAAAACTTAAGTTCTTCTGCTTGATCTGTATATAACGTTATTGGTTTTTCACAAAAAACATTCTTGCCGTTACGTAACGCCAACAAACATAAGTCATAATGAGTTTCTATAGGTGTAAGTATCATTACATTTTTAACAGTGTCATCCCCCATAAGGATTGATATATCTTTAGTATTACTTCCAATGTAGTATACACACTCAAAATAATCACCCACATAATTTATTACTTTGCTTCCCCAATAACCTTTACCTATAATACCCAACCTGTGCTTCATATTTTTCCTCTATATATAGCATCAAACATAGATATAATCTCTTCTATAGTACCTAAAGGACGCTCGTAGGTTTTTAATGCGTGATTACAAAAACCACCATCCAGAAGAAACTTAAACTTATCAAATGACACATCCTTTATTACATCATCAAATATATCCACTATATCTGCTTCCGTAAGGTCCCATTTCGGAGGTTGGTGTGGTACACAAGATAACCCTTGTCTAGTATATAACCTGGTGCGTACAGTTTCTATGGGGTGTCTACACCTTATTCTTCTTGCTGGATTTCCAGCGTATATAGAATCTTTTTGAATACGACCAGTGACTACACTAGACATACCTACTATTGTCCTACGTCCTATTGTAGTACCTGGAGCGATAGAAGACCTAAAACCAACCCATACATCCTTATCTATATGTACTGATAGCCGTTCAAGAGAATGTCCTTTAATAGGGCAATGAGTGGCTATAAACGACTCCCCACCTATAGTAGTATAATCACCTATACTTACACATATGGCATGTTTATCTATAGTGCCCCACACCCTCGCGCCTTTACCTATACTAAACCCGTCGTTTCTATATTGAACGTTCCTACTATGTGTTAATGATTTCATAATACCTGCTTTTAAATAAACATAGATTTATAGGCCCTATTAATCTCAAAGCCCATTCTATTGCAACGGAGACCCTTATCAAAACAGTTTTTCTTACAGTCCCAAGCCTCGTTATTACTCAACATAAGCATTTTCTTAAACTTATCAAGATCGGATGTTATTTTTCCAAGCCTGCATTGCTTACCAGTAGGTGTAGCAGTAGTAGAACACCTATATACATAGCCATCAGCACCATAAGTTATTTGATATAGTGTATAAGTGCACACATTAAAATCAAAACCCTCTATATCGGTGAATTCGGGGCCAGTATAAAATATATATGGAACCTCATTTTTTGATATTGATACATAGTCTTCTAGTAAGCCCCTATACTTTATATCCCCTGGAGTTTCTACCTTCTCTTTATATCTCCTTACCTCTTCGAAAGACTGGTTATAAGTACCAAATGGTATTGAGAATCTAAGACTGTCTACACCGACGTCTTTGGCAAAATTTATTATTTGTTTAAAATCCTCAATATTACCGCTGTCTGGAGAAATAAGATAGCACAATCTTATGGCATGTGATTTGCTTTCAGAACCCCTCCTTAGTTCACAAGCCTTAGCCACCGAGTCCAAAATGCTATAGAACATACTTCTATTTTTAACACCTTTGGTTTTGCACCATGAGCCTGCCATACCTGCGTCTAGACTAATAGAAAGATAATCAGTAGGGTCTGTAGATGCGTCCCTAAGTTCTTTAAGAAAACTATCTCTATTGTTTAGTTTCTGAAGATACACACCATTAGTATGAATACCAAAGTGATTACTATACTTCTTAGTCATCTTAATAAAGTCCATAAAGTGCTTATTAAGTAACGGTTCAGTATACGCCCCTCCGTATATATGGTAAGGGATGGCGCCCTCTAACTTGTCAAGAAGGTCTAATCCATCTTTTTCCCATGTACCTAAAGCCTTATCAAACAATGACCCAGCACAATGAGCACAATTTAATTGGCATGGAGACCTTCCATTACCTGGAAGATGGATCTCAAACTGTCTTGGATAAACTAACTCACCACTAAAAAACTTTGTGGTATCATTATTAAGATGGGCCATTAACTGCTTCCAGTATAAATACTCTTCGGGCCTCATATCTTTTTCCATAAAATACCTCCTATATTATATAACTTTAGTTATTTCTTCTGTAGTATCAACTAATGTGCCTATTCTATTCTCTGTATCTGTAATTATTCCCTCTATCATAGTGCTATTCTTAGAATAATACTCGTACCACCAATTATTTTCGAGCCTTCTATCATCAAACCCTTTTTTTAACAATTTATAATACAATCTATTTCTTCTATCTTTATAATAGTCGGACCACTGCTGCCCACTACTATCACCGTGTAGAATTACTATCTCAGATTTAGTTGTATTAACACCACCTATACCTGTAGGTGCCCCATGTATATAGGCGGGGAAATTTACTGGAACTCTTGTACTCAGAAGTCTATTAAACTTTGTTTGCTTAGAGCCATGTAAGTTAGAACCGGTCTGTTCATTTAACCAAACATTTCCAACTATATTTCCACTTATTTTAGGACAATTTTTAGGAACATAAATTGTTTCACCTGTATCTATTTGAAAATGATATTCAGATTTACACACACTTACCTGAAACTCTATAAGTTTTCCAAAACCATGCGTATACAACCACCCCTCTGGTATATTATATACCTCACAGCCATTATCAATAGCAATTACCACGGTGTCATCTTGTGAGCAATCATTCAGAATAATTATTTTATCTGTGATTACCTTAACAGAATCTATAAGTGGCTGTAATAAATTAGATTGGTTAGATGTATGACAAACAACAGTTATATCACCTATATCCACACCTTCAGTCTCTCTATCTGTATCACTATGTATCAACGATAGTAAATCATCATAACCCAACCCCCATACACTATCCATCATTCACCCTCCCCAGGCCTCCGCATTAGAATGATCATGTTGTTTCCCTCTTCACCATAAGAAATCATTGATAGTCCTACCTTGACACATTCCTCATTAAAAAACTTTTTATCAAAACCAACGTAATGAAAGTTACCAGGGTAGTCCTGGCCACCATAAAGCAGCCAAGAAATATTACGTGCATCTCCACCCTCCATAAAATATTTTTTACAGATGGCATGTAAATTAGGAAGTCTGAACTCTATGACACATCCTTTTTTAAGCACACGCACCCACTCTTGTAGTACACTTTGTGTTTCTGATATTGGAAAGTGTTCTACAATATCACTAGCTACTATAAAGTCAAACTCCTCGTCCTCGAATGGAAGTTTTGTAACGTCACAAACAACATCTATGTTCTCAAGATCACGTTGATCTACATTAATACATTCATAGTTGTTTGTAGGATAATTTTTAAATGTTCTTTTTCCAGCGCCTATGTTTAGTGTTTTTTTCATATTATAATCTCCCCTGTGTATTTATATTTAGTTTCCCCGCAGTCCCAAATTCTATCGTACTCCTGCACTTTACTATTATCCCATTCCGAATCCTCCTTATTTAGGTGCTAAAACCGTGTAGCCTTCCTTAGAAAACAACTCAGTAATAGCACCCAACGTCATCAATCTACTCATCAAACATCTCTATTTCAGTAACTATTTTATTGGCTATACATTCCCATGAAAAATTATCTTTAATATAATCATGTAATTTCTCACCTTTTTCTTTAGCATCTTTTTGATGTTCGTAAACATACTTCATTTTATTTGAACCATCAAGCACATCTGGCTCCGCCCATAGTTGGTCCCCTCTATACCACGGAGACCATGGCATACCATAAACTGGTGTGAGGCTATAATTCACAAGGTAACTATTATCCTCTTTAGCGTACTCTGTAGCACCTCCAAATCCTGTAATAACTATTGGCTTTTTGGCAGCCCCGGCAGAGAAAGGGCAGTTATGGAGAAGTATCCCATTACCAACAAAACTCTCCCCATCCTCCACAGAAAAATCAAACATATTGTCATTATAGAGTAACTCTTTTATTTTAGTAACTTTCACTAAAAAATAATTATCTGTTGCTATAAAAAACTTTTTTTCATTATCTATACTATCTTTACCTATAAACGATAAATAATTATTATTAGCAATAGATACAATATACACGTCATAATTACCTATTTTTGATTTACCTCTATTAGCAACTCTAGGACAATACCCAAAACTATTTAATAGTAGTTTTACTTGATAAGCCAAACTAATTGATGTTGTTGTCAAAGCATAAGTGCTTCCACTATTGTGACCATCCCCACCAAACAAACCCTTAATCATTGGTAATAAACTGTTTCCTTTTTTAAATAACCATCCTGGGATATGTTTATTATTTGCCCCTTTTCCAAACATGGTAGAAAATAAACAAGATATTATTTTACTACTAACTATTACTCTACTTTTATTATTATATTTTTCTACTAGTATTGAATCTTTAGACACTCCAAACTCATTTTGAAATACAGCAGATAAATATAACGCGATAGCATACTCTTTTCTGTGTAGGTCTATTTCTAAAAATGTATCATTATTAGTACTTCCTTCTGCTAAATACCAACCAAATAATGATAACACGTCCTCATTTATATTTATATATCTATTGATTTTATTAGGTGTTTTTACTTCATAACCTATGTCATCTAAAACCTCAAAAGCAGTGCGGGTGTCTGTACCTTTTGTGGGTTCGGTCCCTGACTTAATATGTTTTACGGCAGACTCGAATATCTTCTTACTGTGCCCATACATAGATACTAAATTTTTATAACTATGTTTAGTATTTTTTGGAGAGTATCCATTTTTTAAATATAATAAATTTCCCTCAATAATACAATCATTATTAATTATAGTTGATATATCTATTTTATCTACACACTCATTAATTACTGGTTTTGGTATAGCCACATAATCACCTACAGATAAATACTTTGATTCCCTCCATTCTAAACATTTCTCAATGTCTTCTACAGTATTATTATATCTTTTATGTTTAGTTATGTCTTTTCCAACCAAAAATGGGTGGTCATTACTAACAACTATATCCTCGTGAAGTTTTGTTGATATGATTAGTCCATTTTTAACATATTTTGAAGAAACATCTTTTACCTTATGAAATTTTCCGTCAACAGATAGTACCTCATCACCAACTATAATATCTTTAGCATACTTTATTCCATCTGGTACTGATATTTTAGTATTTTTTCCAACACATAGGCCAAACCCTTCACCCCTATCCAGCGAAACATAACAATCACCTCTGGCATGTAACCCTGACATCTCCTGTTCAGATAACATGTTGGAAATAAAAACCACCTTAGGGTGGTGTTCCATAGGAGTTATTCTCTTCAGCCTTGTAATTGTACCGCGAATTGCTTCTTTTTCTGGTTCGCTATAGTCGCTTCTATATGTCTTAAGTACAAGGACAACATCCTTATTACCGGTGAATGCGTACCAATAAGCCTTGATCATAGCAAGCGGATGTTTTCTTTCAGTGTTACCAGAAAAAATAACCTTACCTTCTCTTTCCACCAACATAGTATGATTTGGTACAGTAGCACAATGTACATAACCATCGTAGTCTATTTCTTCTAAATCCGCATAATACATACTTGGTTCATTATGCATACGATTAACAGAAACCGTGTACTGTAATCTTTTTCCTTTTATCTCACGACCATCTATAGTACCAGGTTTATTAAGTGTAGGATCTGAAGTAGAAATAGCACCAGAGTAACCAACCTTAAGTAAACACTCCTGGACATCCTCTGCTAGTTTTTTAGATGTAGTAACGTACTTACACCAAGTACCGTTTCTATGAAAAGAACCATCACCTTTAAAAAGAGACGTTAATAAAATCATTATGTATTCTTTACATAAACCCTTAAGTTCTTTAGGAATAAACTTTTCGTAGCACTTCCCAAACTGAAGTAGATAATAATACATCTCTTTAGAATTAAACAAAGTATCTTTACCGTGCTTAATAGGTGTGAACCCTAGTTCTTTCACACAGTTCCAAATTTCATTGATGTTTTCTTCACTCTTGGTTTGTGTTATTGCCACCCTATAGTAACTAGAAGACTTTTCCAATGACCCCTCTGAGATATACCATCCAAAAAACTTTAGAAATAATGGCATGTTTAGTTTTAAACACTCTTTTTTATCCTCTACTGCGCTATTACATTTTGGAACTTCAAACACATCTGTTTTAAGTCCGGTCCATTTGCAGTTTTTCTTTGTTCTATACTTTCCAGACACCTTTATCTTATTGTCTTTATTAATTATCAACAACTCATTTAATGGCTTTAACTTCCACACATCACCAGGATCAACACCATAACCATCTTTAACATGTTCTTTAACTACCATCTTATGATCAGGTGTAACACAAACATTGAACTGATTACTTGTTAGTTTTAACATTTTATCTTTACGACGAAACTTAACTATTTTTTCTGGAACATGATATTCTAATTCATCAGTCTCTTTATTCAAAGTGGCTATTTCATCTGAATATGATAAATCCTTAAAGTATTTAAAGCCGTCCTTAGTAAGTACTCTTGTTTTATCATCGTAGCACCATTGGAAGATACTATAAAACATGAACTGATCTTTGTCAACACCCTCTACATTAAATGGAGTTACATTATCAAACTCTTCTATATTTATCCCGTGAGGAACAACCCCTATAGGGACATTAACACCACTCTCTTTAAACACCTCTTTATTCCATGTACAACCTACAAGAACCTTGTCACAACCTTCGTTTATATATTTTGGCCATGCGGGGTGTAATTTTGTAGTTTCCCATATAGTATATCCAATATTTTTAACACCGTTTAGTTTGTACTTCGACCAAAACTCTGGAGTGGTATGTGTTAAATTTACATTGTAATCAACACCGTTGTTAATAAGTTTTTTTATTACCTCTCCATCCGGCCCCAAGTCTGGAGAAATATTCTCAAACGATATTGGATTTAAATTTAACGGTACTCCCGCACTATGTAAGGCAAGTATATTACCCCTACATGCTTTTGCATAACCTGAATTGTCTAGTATTGGACCGGTGTATCTTATTCCTTTTATCTTCATTCCTAACTCCTTTTAATATTGTGTATAGCGTAGGACTATTACCTATATAACCTAAAACAGTAATTAAAATAATAGTCCTATTCTACCTATAAATAACCCACCTAAAATAGCAGCGTGGGGAACTTTAACTCATTCTTTAGTACGTTAATATATGTTTGCCACTCAGGAAGTCTGTGGTTCTTACGTTGCGCTACCATATTCTTAAGAACTTTATAGTTTGTACACACTATTCTATTTTGAAGAAACCCTTCTGGAAGTTCATTTTTAATAGCCCTAAACAAATTATCTCTTTTCTCAGCGTGTGTGTCACCATCATATAAACTGTACTCTCTAATAAGAGTGTTCAAATATAGTAACGTGTGCCTGCTAATAGGTAGTTCAAAATGTTCTTGAGTTAGTTCCCCTTTAGTTATTGTGTGCATCGTAGAATTACCTGACCAGCAAATGTTATGATTTCGTCGGACCAATAAAGTATTATTGGGTGTTTCTACACAATAAATCATACCATTATAATCTACCTCACTAATACCTTCTTTTATTACATAAGAATAATCTGTCTTATGACGTGCTATAGAATATACAGTGTTGAAATTATCACGCGCTTCACAATGAATACGGATTCTAGAGGAATGTCCTAGCTTTAACCATAACTCCTGTAATGAATTTATTAATTTACTACTTGTAGAAATGTATATGTAGTGGTCAAAAGTAACACACCCATCACCAGCCATTAACCAATCACCCAAAATACTTAACTGCCTTACAGAAAGTTGTAACAACTCTTTAGGTATATTTTTATTTTTAGCTTTAGCAAAAGGGACTAAATACTCGTATAACTGTTTATTACAGATTCTCCAAACAACTACTGATTTTTTACCTTCCCTATATTCCGTATACCGATATACCTTAAAAGGCAATCTTGTAAATAAATCATCTATTTGTTTGGTAAAATCACTATCCTCAACCTGACATACAGACACAATATAACTACCCTTGTTTTTATATATATGGCCTTCAGATAACCAAACACCCATAAAACACAACCAATCATCCATAGAGATAGTGACTTCTTCCCACGTCTTGTTAAACACTCCCTTAGACGTCTTACACTGATAAATCAGCTGTGGAAGAATAAATAGTTCGGTATCTTTTCCTTCCCAAATACCTTGTTTTGGAATGGCGTGGGAGGGTGTAAAATCAATAGCTTTGATAAGCCTAAGATCGTCACCACGTCTGTTTTTAACTATCATGTTATGGTTAGGAGTTACCACTAGGTCAACTGACCTTGATTTTAGTTTAATCATCTTACCGACATATCTATCCGCAACATAGCCTGTAGGTTTTTGATATTCTATCTGTCTATTAGTTAAATTAATAGTACATACTAAATCTGTGTAAGACAAGTCTTTAAAAAACTTCCACCCATTATCCGTCAGGACCTCAGTATATTCGTCGTAACACTCAGACTGTTTAGTAGTCGCAACTCTATATGTATCATATTCTTGCCACCAGTACCTAGGCGCTCTTATCTCTAGCCATACTACCATTGACTCGATGAATTTATTATGTCCCCCATCTTTTGGCGCCAATGTACGTGCGATCTTCTCCAGCCGTTTCATATCAGTAATATTGTAACTTAGACCGATACCTGCCAATGCCTCTTCATACCCTGCTTCTTTTAATACTTTTACGTCCATGATTTTTCTCCAGATTAATTGGGGGAAGATGCTCTTCCCCCAGTAAATACCAATGATTACAATTAGAAACTTTCAGACTTTATTAGTTTGTCCACCTCAGCATCTACAGTAACATGCTTAGTGTTAAGTTCGTCATACGCATTATCAAACAAGTCTACCCAGTCTCTTGCTATCTTGTTTTGCCAATTTAGTTCAGTCTTTACCCAAATGTAGGCTCTATTAGCCTTCTCCATAGCCTCATCGTAGTGATCATGTATGTGTACCATCTTCTTAGCCATATCCGCTACATCTACTAGTGGCCTAATCACCTCGTTATCATGAGGAAGTACTGTATACAGAGATGGAGAATTTCCACTATCTGATAGGTAACCTTTATCCTCAGTTATATGCTCTGTCATGGCTGTATTATTAGGCATAAGCACGGGAGTTTTAGTAGCCATCGCCTCTACCCAGGAATTATGTACAACAATACCGTTAGCCACAAAATGCTCTTTACTGTCAATACTTAAATCATAGAACATATCATCAGCACAATCATATTTTTCTATACTCTTTATATCTAAAATGAAACATTCGTCTTCTTTTCTTAGGTATTTCCTCTCTTTGTATGTATTATGTACATTATTGTGGCCTATTAAATTAGATAAAATATTGTAGTCTTCTCCATTAACGTAGATATTATAGTTATCCCTTACATCCCTAATAGCTTTTGAAAATATATTGAACCCTGATAATAACCACATAAGTTCTTCTTTCAATTTAACCGACGAAGTAGAATAGCCTAATTCTATATTTCCGAAATGACCATCACCCCTCCAACATCCCTTAATAAACTCAGAGGCTTTATCTCTGTGCTGAAGACACAGTAGTGGGATATGCTTATTATGAGAATGAACTCCACACAGTCCTCCAAAAAACATGGAAAGTATAGAGGACCTATACCTTATAGCGCACTTATTATCAATAAACTTATCAATGCTATCCACACCAAAGTACTTATTCATAAGATACTTTACATCTGCATGATAACTTTCTTCTGTTCTATGAAATGAAAATTCTATTCCTTTGCCGTTTTCATTACTACCTTCCGCCACGTAGTACCCTAACAATCTAGCAAACTCTGGTGTAAAATCAACATATCTATTAATCTTGACTAAAGGCCTACTATAATCGATAGTATCTAAGTATTCAACTACACTATTTACCCTTTCACTATTACTATTTTTTTCATCAAGAAAAACCTTTATAGCAGTCTCAACTATTTTTTTAGTCTCTCCCGTATGTACCATAATTGTAGTCATTGAGTTTTCATTTTTTGGACTAAATCCCATCTTATTCCATACTTGTTTATCATCAGACTCATTGGAGAATATTGACATATCATAAGTATAGTCAGTATCACTATAAAGAACTGCCTTATCAATAATCAACTTATCATTAATAGTTATGTCTGAAGCATTCTTATATCCACCCGTTCCCACTGGTATTCTATGTTCTGGACTAACTATAAGTTCTTGATTATTATATAATTTAATTTTGTAAGATCTTTCTTTAAGACTGTTACATACTCCTCTTACATCATATGTCTTACCCCCGAGGATTACTTTGTCACCTTCAGAGACATCCCCAATTTTAGTGCTTCCATTGGTAGTCATAACATTGGTACTCCCATGGAGGCATAACCCCCATCCCTCACCCACGGTGGTACTTACTACCAAATCGGAGGAGTTATATATAAGATTGACTACCTCCCTAGGATACCCTTGGTTAGGGCCAAAGTTTTCTGGGAATATTACATCATCCATAGTATTTAAACCACATGAGGCTACTACTTTCTCTAAGTCCCATCCCTGATCCTTCGATGCCATGTGTAGATATAAAACAGAATTAGGAACCGACTTCCTAAACTCCTTAAATGCGGATATAGTTCTTGGAATATCTTTTCTTTGTTGGTTTCTATTTACATTAGTTACAATAAACTTATCAGCATGTTTACCAAAGTACATCGCTTTGAACTTATCTACTTCATCCTTAGGAACAGGCCTGTAGTCTGAAACATTAGCACCATGAGGAATAATACGCATATCTTGAACATCTGGGTACGCAAGTTTTGCTTGGGTAGCACCAAACTGAGTATATGCTATAAGGTAATCCACAGGATTAACATTCTTAATCCACTGTTCTTTAGGAGTACCATCCACTGGAAAATAACAGATAGATTTAAATGTTTTTCCTTCACTTTTTAGATGTGAAATTAACTGAGGAACGAACTCAAGTATAAATGTGTCTTGAAGAAGAAATAAAATATCAAACTCCATCTGTGGAGCCATATTGAAGAACTTCTTTCGTCCATACGGATCACGATCTTGGTTAGTGCCTGCGGGCCACTGCCTCCAAGGAAAAGAGTGAGGGTCTCCCCAATAATTAATACCAAACACGTCTATTTCATATCTACCAGTCTTATATAGTGATTCACATATATTACGTGACACTGTAGAAAATCCAGTAGCTGAACTTGGTGCGTCGCAATACATCAAAACCTTAATTTTTTTAGTTACTGACTTACTTTTTTTTGCCATAATTAATTCCCCTTTTGATAGTTATATTTTTTAGTTAGTATCATTTGATACCATTATGAGTACCACTCACTACCCTTGACTACTTTAGAATTACAAGAGTGGTACACGACGATTAAATTACTTGACACACGTTGGACTATTTTTTAATTTTCCTGGTTGCCAGGAACGGAGATGAAAAGTTTGTAACAGCATTCTTTAACACCTCTTTTTTTATCTTAGGGTGTTTTTCACAGTAACTATCAACATCTGATTTCTTAATTGTTACCATGTTTCCAAAATCAGCAGGAGGGACAAGGGCCTGAATAGCCTTAGTATCATAATTAGTTCTCGCGCTTTGTCTAATATACGCTTGCTTATCACCACCACTCAAATCTGTACCAGCGTTCTTTATTTTTTCCATGATCACCATCGACAGTTCACGCTTTCTGGTCTCAAGTATTTTTGAAGTGTTACTTATCTGCTCCCACTCAGATATAAGTTGTTCGTTGGTATAATTAGCCACAGGCATAAAATCATAATCTTTATTAGAACACGCTTTTTTATAAGTGTCACAGTAGTCCTTAAAATCACACCAAGGACAGAACACATTTAAACTCGGAAGAGCATCCTTATCTTCGAAATCAACCATTGCTTTATGTACAACAGCCAGATAAGCGTCAAAATCTTTGCGTTGTTCTGGTGTTCTATATGTATACACAGGCTCTGATTTTAACATATCTAAACATAAAATGATTCTTTTATACTGAGGATACAACATCCCTGCCACCACATCATATAATGACAACTGTAGGTCTGCCCCAAGTTGCTCTGGAGTTGGTGCTGTTTTAGACGTTTTATAGTCAACTACTATCAGAGTGTCCTCATCAAATTCTATTACCTTATCCATTGCCCCTATCAAAGGTACCCCATAAGCAGTCTTAAGTTCAGGGTGTTGGCTGTTTGGAAAACCAAACTTCTCTTCTAAACTAATTATCTTTTTGCCCATGTCAAAATTACTGATTCTTGTTGTAACAAGTTCTCGTCCTAAGGCATGTACCTCCATCTCTTCCACACCCTCCCGAACAGATATCTCGTTGTACAAATCAAGGATCGCTTTATGATCTTCCTTGGTGATCTCACCGTTATCTTTCCAAATACGGCCTGCCAACTCCAATGATTCATGACAGGCGATACCTAACTTAAATGCTGGATTTGATAGTTTTGGAAGATATTGTTTATACTGAAACCAATACTTCTGTTTACACCTTAGAAATGAACTTATTCTTGTAGCACTAATTTTAACTTCCTTTGCCATAATATCTCCTATTTAATTATATTATTGAACATCTTTCCTATGTACCAAATCTAAGCATCTATTATTAAATGTCAATGAAATTTATTAGCTAAATCTAAACGTATGATATGAAATATCATTTTAGCTATGCTTACTCTGAACAACTTAACTATTCTAGACACATCATCTTCTACAACTACCTCATGTATTACTCCACCACTAGCGTCTTGAATGTTCATCTTCCTATACTTCACAGAAACGTCGTACATATCTACTAATGCATCGGTACGGTCCAAAATAAAATCTTTCTGTTTATTGGTAAACGTTACACCTTCTTTACCCGCAAACTCCATAAAAACATCCAGCATCTCAAGCTTTACATTCTCCCTGGTCGCATGTGCTAATATACTACCTTTGATATCTGTAACCATAATCACACTCCAATCTGAATTGTTTGATTCCTAGTGTGCTGTCGCAACAATACATTAACTGTCCTATAGAATCAACTATGTCATTAAATTTATTAAACGGATGAGATCGTACGTCCCACTCCAACACGTCCACCACTATGGCAAACATATCCTCTTTACACTTAGCTTTAAAAAATGCTTTTACACTCTTATTGCTTACAATATAAGGAACATTACTACAGTACTCGAACACTGTTTGTTCTGCTACCCCTCCAAACTTAGACAGTAGTTTATTAACAGAAGGGTTTTTACCTATAAAGGTGTCCTCTAAAACAACAACACTAGGTTTGTGCTTATCCAAAATTACCCGCAACTCCGACCTAAAGTTAGTAAGTCTTTCAGCAGTGGATTTATTTGATTTTGTTTTAATAGTACCGTACTCAATCTTACCATCAACACCATCCAGAAAAGACCAACCAGTAGAAGACGCTGAGACATCCATACTCAAGATTCTAAAGTTGGCTCCTGCTGTATATTTATTAGGCATGACCACCTACTGTCCACTTAAAACCACACACACTACACACAAACTCACCGTCACTTATTTTATACGCTATAGCATTACACATTAAACATCTATGAACAGTGTCCAACAATGTGCCATTATTAGTTTCATTCTCCATACTATACTCCTTATTGTTGTATCTGTAAAATCTCTATTATATTACCTTGTATCTCTACGGTGTCCTTATTAAATACTATTACATAAGGTGTAAATATTTGATTACCTTTTAGTTGAGGATATTTATTTTCCGCCAAAAGTACTTTTGTAATAGAAGGAAGATAGAGTACATCCCCTTTCATTATATCAAACTCTCCAGCCTCGGCATCAAATAAATCTGGATTAATGTCATGATAAGCACCTCGTCTAGAAATACTTATATTGATTTCGTCTACCACTTTAAATCTCGCGTTAGCGATAGGTAAAAACGACGCTGTGGGTAGTCCTTCATATGTTTGTTCTTGCATGGCTATTCCTCCTCATTTAAAATTACAAAATTATCTACTACGGCAGTAGTCCAATACTTTTTCTCAGACCCACCACAGTGACGACACTTACCATCAAATGAACTTTCTTCTATGTGCGCATGTATTTTAACAAATTGCTTAGTACCTACCTCATTGAGCGCTTCCGCATTATTATACCAAGCCGTTATCTTGATATACTGTTTGCCACCGTCAGCAGTAGGTATTGCTAAACTTGCTTTTAACATGGGATGATTACCATCACCAACTAAATTAAAAACAGGTTTCACCAATTTACCAACAAACACACAAAAATTCTCCCCTTCTATCATAAGCCTCCTCCTTTAATTAAACATAATCCTTAACATAATACATTAATTGGTCCTTATCAAGGTCCGCTGGGTCTAAACCCTTACCATGTTCATCCACCTCTGTTATTACTTCAAGATAAATTTTCATTTTCCCTTCTAATAAGGACAATGTTCTACCTACAGCAGTCGCTCCGGCTATGTCATTATCATAGAATAACACAACCCCCTTATTAGCATAGGTGCACAACAAATTAGCCTGCCCGGAGGTTATTCCTGACCCCATACAAGCAACTACATTATCAACACCTATACTGTGTAGTCGCCATACAGATTTAAATCCCTCTACTACAATAATAGGTTTTTCATCAGAAAATAGTTTAGCGTTATTTAAATTATATAAACAAGTATCTTTGTCAAAACCGGGCGTGAGTCTATACTTCCTATCTGTGCTAACTGCGTGTGGTCTTATATCTCTTAAACTATAAGCAACTAGTGAACCCTTGACGTCTCTTATAGGAATAATATCTCTAATTATACCTTCTGCATCACTGTACCCGCCCGCAATATCGAAGTAGTCTAGGACCTCCGAAGTAAACCCCTGCTCAATAAAAAATTGAGACCTGTATGGTTTATAATACTTTAACTTAGTTTCGTCCACCATGGCAGGTCTCTCTACAGAAAGAGCCGCATTATGCCTTATAAATTCCTGCTGTTCACGTTTGCGTTTAAACCTAATCAAACTCTCTTTATTTACATTTTTGCTTCCGGTAAGTTCTTCAAGATACTCTAATGCACCCATAAAACTACACTTATTTACAGCCCTTACCAACCCAAAAAAGTCATTTCCGTGTTGCTGATGACACTGAGCACTAAAACATACCCATGTATTTAATTCTTTATTAACCCTAAAAGACGTTGTGTTATCACCACCATGAACTAAGCAAGCGCATCTTATCTCTTTGGACGATTCACTGTCTATGGTAAAGCCTAGTTGCTCCAAAAGATATGCGGGGACTATTAATTGTTTTACAGCGTCTATCCTATCCCTAAAAGGGATCTCATTATCAAAAGACTTCGATTTCTTGTTCGTATCTTTCACTATCTGCGTCATCATAATTAGAGACCTCACTCTGATTATTCATAAAAAACTGAGAGTGTATATTAACTTCTGTAATATGTAATTGCTCCTTAAAGAACCAATAACCTATACCCTCCTCCCCTGTACTACCTCCTCTACGAGTATCCTTAATGATTAACTTATAGTTTCCAACCTCTTTTCCTCCCCTCATACGCTCAGGCTCAGTCCTTGGTCCCCACAGTGCTATAACATCACCATACCGTGCTATCCTATCACTATCTGCTATATCATTAGCCCTATTTAACTGCACCGCTGTAACTACAGGTACATTTAATATACCTGCTAAGTCCTTAAGTTTTGTAGTTATATCACCAAGTAGTTGATGTTCTTTTCTAGTACCGTCAGTAGTTGATAAGTCCGGTTCTTTAAGGTAGTCAAATATAATCAGACCGACGTCTTCTTTAAGTTTGTACTTTTTACAAAGAGCTACAACTTTATCAACACTATACCCAGGCATATACATATGAAACATACTACCAGAAGCTATTTTCTTTTCTGAACGCTCCAGTTTACTACACTGTTCCTGTGTGTAACCGCCGTGCTTAATGTCCCTTTCTTTAAGGCCAGAAAGTCTGGCCAGTGCACGTGTTCGCCACTCAGTAAACGTTAACTCAGTATCTATATACAGCGTGGGTATATTAAGAGAGTACGCCGCATTTAAACCTATATTGGTTAGAAATGTACTCTTACCCATTTTTTTCCTGGCAGCGACCACTAATAATGTTCCAGGTATAAGACCATCAATCTGCCTATCCAATATAGGGAACCCAGAAGAAATACCAGTCATACCAATAACCGCGTTCTTACGCTCTTCAATAAAACTATGTAACGAGTCTTTTAAATTAATGGGGTCATTGTTATTCATTATAGATTTGGTTGTCATATCCAACATATCTGACTCTATACTACATATCATCTCAGAACTATTCTTACCATCATGAGCATTTTCTACCAAAGTATTCATGTGATGAGATAGTGTTACATATGCTCGATATTTAACACTTGCTTCTATAACATTAGACAGGTATTTATCAAAATTATCTTTAGCAGATTCTATGTTTCCTATTGACTGAATGTAACCGGCACCACCAAGCATATCTAACACTCCACTCCCCTGTGCTTGATTAATAACCATTGCTACGTCTATAGACTTAACTCCCTGGTCTACTAAGTTTTTCATCATCATAAACAGCATCTGATGGTCGTCGTATAGAAAGTCCATCTCTGTGATTTTTGAAGTCAGACTATAGAAGTAGTCCATATTTCTAAAACAATAGGATAAAATAGTACGCTCATCTCCTGGCCTACAAAATTTTTCTTTTATTTCTAAGTTCATAGTTATTAGAGATATCACTCCGTCATACGCACAGAGAAATCCCTTCTCCTTTTTTTGTGTTAATAAGGTTATTGTAGTAGAGTGCTCAATTTACAGCAACACTCTTACCAAGATGGATAACGTACATTAAACGTTAGTGACGTTCTTGTCGTATAGCAAAAAGTTCTTTTTCTCGTCGTGTAAGTTCACGTTTAAAAGTAGCAATAAGCTCACTAATACTCTTATCCATACCATCCAAACGGGTTAGTTCTTCTTGTAAATCCTCTATCTGTTGGTCTATCACTGCGAAGTCTCTGTTAGTAGACACAATAAAAGCAGTAGCATCTTTTTTAGTACTGTATCTTTTAAGAATATCCTTGTCCATTGCTATAGAAAGAGATGAATCAAGAAACATTTTCTTCTTAGCAACAATAGCCTTTGTTTTGTTTCTTTCTGAGGTGAAATATATTAAATACTGCGCTAGTGCTATTGAGTATTTACTTACAGTAATATCAGTTAAACTATCTAAAGTGTTAGGATTAAATCTCCATATCTCATTCATTAGTCCTTCATCGATATTAATATTTTCGAAAGAGAATAGAGTAGAATTAATGCTCATCATGTACCTCCTTACGATACTTTGTCGTCTTCTAAACGTTCTGGCCGAGGCCTGCAATCATGCATGCCTGTACAATAATACTCGAACTCAAGGACCTCTCCAGTATTTGGGTCTACCACCGGACAATAATGAGACTCCATAGGAACAGGAGAGCCATTAACGATGTCTATCTGTCTACATCTTCTACTTAAATTACAGTACTTGTAGTCCCCAACTATAGTACCATCTTTTAAACTAACAAAATCTTTACAATGTTTCTTGTACGTTACAGAATCGTAACTTGCCATACCTATGTTTAATTCATTCATAATATTGTACCTCCCTTTTGTGTACTTGCTTAAGATAAACATACTATGGTGTATGTCAATAGACAGATCTATTTTTTAATATTGACTGATACCAAAGCATGTGCCACGCCCTATCCTTATTTGCCTTTGAGTTACAAGAACGACATATTGTAATTAGATTACCTGGTTCACAATTCTTTTTATTATAGTCTATATGATGGATGGTAAGATCGTGGGCATCAGGTGAGTTGCAATATGGATTTAAACACCTGTTACCGTCACGATCACGAATATCTTTTTTGTACTCTTGATCTTTCCACGCTTCACAATATGGCTCGAAGGAAATACCACCTTTCCATGAAGGATTTCTTTGCCCTGACATTTTGATGCCTTGTTTAACATACGATGCTTTTTGACACTCGTAACAAGGACATCTTGCCCCCTGCGACCAATCGTTCCACGTAATAGAATGTTCACTATTATTTGGACAAATATAGTTTAACTTGGTAAAGTTATTTTTATACACCGTCGTTAACAAAGTGTAGCCCACTATTTTAAAAGACCTCTCTATGTCTACCATACTAACCCGATTACCAGAACAATAGGGACAACGATTGCCCCTATCCCAAGCATTATATACCACACCGTGATGGTGGCCATTAGGGCAGATATACTCAAGTTTCTGTTTATTATTAATATATTTGGTTGTAAGTAACGTGTATCCCTCTGCGCTAAATGATTTTATTATGCTATCTATTGTAGGATACCCTCTACATATAGCACAGTCACATTTACTGCGTTGTTGCCAATTCTTCCAGTTTGTCTTCATCACGGAACCGTTCCCGCAAATATAATGCAATACTGTTTTGTTGGTATGATACACGTCACTTATCAACACACAGCCCGACGACGCAAATGATTCAGCCACTGTTGTTATCGTCGGTCTACCAGTACATATACTACAAGGGCACCTGTACCCCTGTTGCCAGTTCTCCCAAGTTATACTATGTGTATGATTATTTGGACAAACGTACTTTAGTTTATACGCAGAGTTCACATACACTTCTGTCAGAAGGGTGTACCCTTCCTGTTCGAACGCTTGTTTAACATAGATATATCTCTCTTCCTTACCAGTAATCACTTTATCAACCCGGAACAATTTAGTTTACTTGACATAGCCTCTTTCATTCTGTCGTAAATTAAATTTTCCGTAACCTCTTCATTATAATTAATATAAATTAAATATAAATTATTACGTTGTACATATTCTAGTTTAAGATTATCTCTCAGTTTCTGACTAAGAAATGTTTTTTTGTCCCCATGAAAATGGCTAACAAATTTAAAATGTTGTTGGCCCTGGCACTCAAAAAACGAATTAATTTCTGGAACATGAAAATCAAAAAACAAATTGTGCCCACCAAAACTAAGATGGTGTTCTTCAAAAACTCTTTTAAAAGGGCAAGCCGGAAATATCGATATGAGGGTGGAGTGGACCTGGGTTGCCATGTGCGACATACGCCTCCTTCTGTCCAGTAAGTGTCATTATCTCATCACGGACCTCATTGAATATTTTACTATTACTTTTAAATAATTCTAAAACACTTAACTCACCTTGACCTATATTCTCACCATTAAACTTAAACCAAGAACCTGCTTTCTCAATAACATTTAAACTCGTTGCCATCTGAAGAACTTCCCAATAAAAATCATACCCTTTACCATAAATAAGCTTAAGGGTTGCTTTTCTAAATGGTTCCGCTAATTTGTTTTTAACTATCTCATGTTCTGCCATATGACCTAAAGTGTCACCACTCACAGGGTCTACTACTCTACGGCTCTTAGCCTCAGGACCTTTCATACTGATTCTTCCAGTGGCATAGAATGCTAAACTCTCTCCTCCAGACGTGGTATCGCTTGGTCCCCACATAGCCAGCGTCTTACGTATTTGATTAACAAATATAAGAAGTGTATTAGTTTCAGACGCCTGCGGAGTAATCTTTCTTAAAGCCTTGCTCATAAGCCTAGCCTGCAAAGCCATGTGGTCTTTACTGATATCCGCCTCAGCCTCCACCATGGGAATTAAAGCACTTACAGAATCCACAACTATCACATCATAGATACCTGTCTTTATCAGACGCTCTAAAATATCAAGATTAGGCTCTCCTCCATATACCTGAACAAGTTCCAACTTTTCAGCATCAACACCATAGTTTTTAAATAATTCAGGATCTACAGCCATCTCAGCATCAAGATAAGCGCACCTCATGTTACGTCTTTGGGCCTGTACGATAACATTTATACCTAAGGTACTCTTACCAGAACTAGGTGGCCCAAACACTTCATAAATGCGCCCTAATGCCATACCACCTCTACCAAGTGCCAAGTCAAGACCCAATGACCCGGTACTTACTGTTCGTATCTCCCCAACTCCTGCTGAAAGTGGGTTTATTACATCACCATACTTCTTTTTAATTATAGACAACACTATGTCCACCGCGCGCTCATCTGCTTTATTTTTTTCTTCCTCAGCAAGTCTCTCCGCCTCTGCGGCTTTCTTAAGCGCCTCTTCTTTTTTAGCAACTTTAGCGCTTACTTTATCTTTGGTCTCTTTTTCACCTGTATCGGTTACTACACCTTCCTCTACCTTGTTGCACTCTTTATTATCCACCATACTAATCCTCCTTTAAAGGTCCTTAACTACCTGTTATAAATTTTCAAACCCAAGATCCGGTTTGTACTTATCTAAATACTGCTGTGCCATTACATCTGCCTGATGAATTAATTTATCATCGTTATACTGTACACTATTTAAAATTGAAATGGCTTTATCAGTAACCCACCTCATGCTCCCTTGACCAAAAACAGAGTAACTATAAAATACATTCTCCGTGAAATTAAATTTATCGTTTTGTTTTAACACAATCATCTGTAATTTATTACACATAAGTCTAGATGCTGTATGATTAAAACCATAGTCTCTCATCAATCTACCTACGAACTGCGTGGCTATCGTCATGTCTTTTAGATCATCTACAAGCGGCAACGCATCTGGAAAACAAAACTGAAGTCTATTATAGTAATTTTTAACAAGGTCTTTATTGTTATTTATGGCCCCCGACAAAGGTAATTTACCGCGTATAATATAGCCATGAGACTCTAATAAACCTTGACATGCGTTTAATAACATATCAGTTTTATACTCTTTAGGTATAAGAGAGTTATTAGAAAAAACCTCATCAACAGAATTTCTGACTGATTTTAGCCAGTCATCAGGGCTTTTAGATTTCATGGCCTATCTCCTAATTAGATTTACAATATACGCCTGTTGTTTATCAAAACCTAAAGACTCAAATACTACACCATTGGCCGAGTCTATAAACTTAATCCTAACCTCTTTATCACTCATGGCATATAGGGTGTTTAACACCGCCTTTCCATCCAAATCTATAGTAACATCTATCTTATCATCGAATGACTCGCTAGCGTATTCGAACACAGAGGATTCAGTTTTTAATAACAACACCTTATCTTTAATAGACAACGACACCCTATTAAAATCGTCACCACTCAAGATGTCCACAAACGAGGACAGCCCGCTTAAAATGATATCACGGTCAATGTCTATCGAGTGCTCAAACATACTGAATCTACATTCATAGTTTGGGTAGTCATCTTTGTGTAATATTTTTAACACTTGTCCCTGATATAAAATATTATCAAAATCCACCTTAGCCACTCTTGGTCCCACCTCCCAGAAAAGTTGAGTATCATCCACTATGACACGCCTTAGCCCCATAATAAACTCATGTGTCAAAAGATAAGCACCCTCTTTAAGACCACAATCATTTTCCACCTTATATTCGCACAGCATTTTTCCACCAGTTGCCGCAAACTTTATAAAGTCTTCAGTAAACGACATACAGATACCCGTCATAAATACTACCGACCCTTTGGGGTCCAGAGCATAAACTACTCTATCTATGGCTGTCTTAACTACACTAGAGTTTAAGATCATAGTTGGCTCTTTTATAAGTGAAATTTTAGGGATGTTTGAGTTTTTTAGTGTGTCTACTCTTAAACTATTCTTAGACTCACTACCGTTGGAGTGTTTAAATACGGATTTAATACTTAGTTTATCAGCTTTCTCAATAAAATGAAACTCACTCACGCCTGACTCTCCGTCCCACGGCTGGAAAGTCATGATAAATGATTTTATTTTACTGTAAACTACTGAAAGTTCGCCAGGAGCAACCACTTTTGCTGGAATAAAATTAGTGATTCCTGACACACCATTGTTTGATAAAAGATGTACACCATCCTCAGACGCGGTGATTAATAATCTTCCTTCATAAGTAACAACATTCATCTTTGCAGTTACACTAAGAAGTTTAATTGCCCGCTGAATATCAGCCGTCTTAACAAAAAATTCCATAAATCTTTTCCTTAAGTTAAATATTAATATGACTTACACTACAGAATTAAAAACAAACCAGGTTTGTTTTTTCCTTTACTTATACACAATGTAATACATACTTTGTTGTTGTCAAGAAATATTTTTCATAACAAATAATTTCATAATTATTTGTAAATATAAATTATAGAGGTTTTCTAATGTAAGACACAATATTACTGAATCTAACATCCATACCAGAAACACTATTATTTGAGGATTTCAATATAACATCTATATATCTTGTTCCTGATGCTACAGCACAGATAAAAACCTCTTTTGTCCAAGCCTCTGAATTGTCATACCGTTCACTGTAGTGAACAGTACCTATCATAGTTTGAGTAGCATCTAAACAACGAATCCCCTGCCATCCATAATCCAATACACTACTATTCATGTGTTCTACATATATAAACAATTCACCAGTATCTATTAAAAAAGTACTAATGCCACTACCAACTAAGTCTATTCTCTGAGATAATATATCTGTCCCAGTTAACGAAGAACCGCGAAAACTATATGTTGGATGATACGGATTGTAATTTACACCTTGTGCTATAGTAAAACTACCACTTTCTTCTGTCCATCCAGTAGTATCACCAAACTCAGCTGAGGCATTTATTAATTCAAAAAAATAGCTCGTGTAGCGCTGGTAAGGAATAGCAATAGGAACACACTTTGACATAATTAAATCATTATAGTATGGCGGCGAAGAGTCATCTAAACATATAATATCATACTTAGCTGCTGAAAAAACCTCCTTATAATATGCACCAGTAGCAGCGGAAGTAGTAGACCCTACATAAACATTATTGTCAGATCTAAAAAATCTTAATTCTCGCTGTACTGGTACTCCATTCAAAGAAACAATCCCAGAAAAACAATGTGTTGGTACTACATAATCGTAACTTAAAGTTTTACCATAATATGGACCATAACCAACCACAGGCATATCATACTCATAGGTGTCGCCATAATAATCAGTATATAGGCTGCGGGTAATATCTACATAGTCTAAGGAACTATAAAATGTATTAGTAGGAAAACCACTTAATATTGTCTTCTCTACTGTAAAATTATTTATGTTAGTGTAAGTTCCATCCCCAATAAACGTATTTCCTTCCTGCCAAATAATTTTACAATTATTGAAAACTATACTACTAGTAACTTGTCCTGTATAGGGGGTGCTTTTTGCTACTAATGAAGATTCTACACCATTAGTACCATCTATAATACATTTATTAAATATTAAAGACAACTTACCAACCTGAGTAGAAACAAATAAGTATAAATCTATAATAGAGTGTTGATATCCATTAATATTACTTTCAAATTTAATACCCTCTATTAATATAGAGATAGGTATATTAGTGTCTGCATAATTAATCAGCAAAGGAGCATCATCGTTATATTTAGTATCGACAGTACTGCTACTACTGCTATTAATTATAACTTTACCTTCAGATGGAAACGAAGTGTTACCTATTAGATTCACAACCTTCTCATCAAAATGAATTGATTCAGTATACTCACCCTCATCTATAAATAACGTATCTCCATTACAAGCAACATTATATGCGTCTATAATACGAGTAAATAATTTATCTTGGCCTACCATAAGTACCGCCATTTAATTTAACTCCTTTGGTGTTAATCTACCTAAAAGCACATTATTAAAATCTGGCATCTCAGCGGCGTCTTCACATATAACAAAATGCTCCCCACTATAAGTTGTTTCTAAATAATATTCCTTATTAACCGGGTCTGATATTGTATAACCCTCTACTTCATTTGTTACTGCATTTATACATTTAACTTTCCAAAGCATTTCAGTACTATAAAAACTAAAACCTTCTGGTATATTATAAGTTAAATCTGATGGATCGAATATAAATTCAATGCTGGCGTCTAAAGAATACATAGAGTATAAAGAAGCTGCTGGAAATATTTTACCAAATACACCTTCAAAAATAGGATTTTGGCCTATACTAGGATCACCATCAAAAAGCCATTCCCCGTTTACAGAATACCACAACCTCCCATTATCTAAATCAAGAGCGATACCAATAACATCACCATTGTTGGAGCACAGGGCGTAATAATCATCCATAATACGGTGATTGCCTGTTATGAAAGCACTATACATAAAGTCCATACGTGAGGCTGATGGCGAGTACCCCCACCCATGCACATCACTACCTAAGCCTAAAAATTTACCTGCGTTCTCTGTAGCCACACCACACCTGGTTAAACGTTGTCCAGAAAACATTATAACCTCCCAGTACCATTTACCAAACGTCTTACCAACAGAAGATCTAACTAAATAACTATATGCGTCATAATCTTTACTTAAAGTAGCTATTAGTTTATTAGGAGAAAGGTTTATTTCAGGGGCCTTATCAGTCCAACTAAGAGTGGCTCCTGGAACTTTAATACCAGCACTAATATCATCGGTAATCTTCCCCTTAAAATAGTATCTAATAGGCAATAAATTAGTTATTCCATAACCAGGACCGTAACCAGATACTTCCTTATTGATAACATAATCATACACTATTGGTACAGCACACCTAGCTAACCAACCCAATTGAGCGCTTACAATACATTTATTAAAATAAAGGTCTGTATTTCTACCAGCCCATACAAAATGATATTGACCTAAAGTATTTATAAATTCCACATCTTCTTTAAAAGTGAGTCTACAATTATTAAAAGTAATAGGAACAGGCCTATCTTCAAAACTAAAAAATAAGATAGGCTGCTCATTACCAGCATCGAGATGGCATCTATTAAATATAATAGTACACCCGTTAGAATTACTAAAGTTTGCGAGTGTATTACTATAGTATGCATCACCACTAAATATATGCTTAAAAGTTATATTTTCTACAAACATTACGCACTCATCTATCAGTCCGTTGATATATAGTGTAAATTCATCTACTGGAGAAACTATCATAACTTTGTCTTCTCCTGGAGACTTAGTATTTCCTACTAAATGAACACATTTATTATCAGAAGTAACTATCGACTCTTTATATATACCCTCATCTATTAATAATATATCTCCAGTGTTAGATGCATTATACGCCTCCATAATAGTAAGAAATGTCTTATCAAATCCAATATTTAAAATAGCCATCAAGTCACCTATATTTCAAAAATAAAATCTAAATCATCTGCTTCAGATTGTATATTACCTGAGCCCACAAAATTAAAGTTTGTATTAGGTGTAAAACTATCACTAATAATACTTACACTTAAATCACCACTATCACACAAACTATCAGGTGTTATATCAAAATGTAAATTTTCCTCTGTATTAGTTTGCCAAGCCCTAATAACTGAATTTAATATTCTATTGGTTTTATAAACCCTACGAACCCCAATACTTACGGGTAAATTTAACATCTTATCGTCACAGGATTGTATTTGTACACCTAAATCTGTGCTTCTTAATAATGTAACCCTATCTATTATGTCCTTTATAGCCGCGTCTATTGAATTATAATTTCTTAAATTAAAAATATATTTACGTCTTACTTTTGTTTTTTCAAAACCTTTACCAACAAGTAACGACTCACTACCTTCTACTACAATAGTCCAATGGTCATTTCTATGCTCTCTATAAGCTTTTTTGTTACCTGAAAAATAGTAGTAACTACTAGCATAACTATTAAAGGCTAATTCGACATTTTTTGTGAACTGTACTAAATTATTATCTAATTTCAGGGCGATAAATCTATTAGTGGAATTATCTACTAAATGATTACGATTAACATATGCTCTAATATAAACATTTAAATCCTTATGTAAAGGTTCTCCATATATATTTGCAGAAAGATTAGAATAAAGCCTATTAGTTACTCCTGAAACAGGTATCGTATTAATTGAATACACAACTGCCTTATTACTGTACCTTAAAGTTATTGATGAACTACGCTTAGTGGTGTTCATATACTGTACTGGTATAGTAGATTGTGATAAATACTCTGAAGAATTTATACTACAATTTATATCCTGTATATTATCACCGGTCCATGGGAATATATAAGCTCCTAAATCTTTACTATTTTTAATTACACAACTTGCTGATAAATCTACAAAACTAGAAAAAAAGCAAGGGTAATTTATTGTTGCCGCAAGGTCCCTATTTTCTAAAAAAGATACACTAATAATATGCATAATATTTATCATCTTAGGATAAATTTCTACAATTAAATCGGTAAATTGTAAAGAAGACATTAAATAAGCATTTAAATTTTTATATTCTACTACTCTTAGTTGTGCAGATAAATTACTACAGTAAGAACTTGTCAAAGTAGCAGTTAAATCTTTAATTACTTTAGTTTCTTTTCTACCATATAAACTTATTTTCAAATCAAACGGATCAATACTGATAACGCTTGTAGCCAGATCACTATAATTTACTTTATCAGATATTAGAATCCCAAGATTACTTGTGGCCCACCCCATTATAGTTGTTCGTATATCTACAGGTTGAATAGTACACAAAAAAGCAGTTAACTCAGTAATATGTGTAGGCCTTATTACAATAGGCAGATCATTAATATGAAACGCTTGAATGATCCCATTAATATTAGCACTCTCTATAGTAGCAACTACAAAATTTAAATCCTTCTGCTGATGCTGTAGGATTTTAAATATCCCTACGGACAAATCATACTGCTGTCTGGTGGTTGATCTTATGTACCACGGTAAATCCACATAAGTACCAACAGTGTTTACTGTAATAAAATTAATTAAATCAACTACATTTCCAGTTGATCTGCCTTTTATAGATCCAATTAAATCTGCTTGTTGATATTTAAATATATCAATATAAGAACATAAGTCAATTAACCCAGATATAGTAGGCTTTAAATATGCAGATAAATCTAATAACTCCTGTAGACTATAGCCTTTTACTGTCAAAGGCAAGTCATAGCATCCACATCGTAACCAACCTCTTAAATTAGCATTTAAATCTAATTTAGAAGGTACTATTGGTTTAATATAACTACCTAAATCACCGTAGTCAACTAACACTTCAATAGAGGCAATCAAATCACGTATGCCACCATAGATATTATTATACTTAAGTATCTGAATATTATCTTGTGCGTACCCTATTGCATATACATCTTGAGATTTTAAATAATCCCGTTGGACATCATTTCCTATAATACTAGCATTTAAATCAGAGGCTAACGCACCGATCCCGAATCTAAAAGATATATCATTAAAATTGGGAGCACTATACCCAGCATTACTAAAAGTAAAAGGTATTTTATTATAAGAAGGTGATTTATACATGAACTAATTTCCACTAAGTGTAGGATACAAATAGTCGTATATTAAAGCATTATAAGTAGAATCAGGAAATAACGCCACCATGTAGTAATACGTATCAGTGTTTCCCCACGGTACTGAAAAAGTACCAGAACTACTTGTAACAGTAGAATTAACCAACACACCTGTAGAACGATAGTATAAATGTACTACAGCCCCTGACAAAGCAGTCTCACCATCAAATACAGTACCTTCAAACGAAGTAAATACCGGTGTTACAGGAACCTCAGTAGGATTTAATATAAAATTAATGCCACTAATTGTTGGGGCAGAATACCCCTTAGTAACAATAAAATTAATATTATTTTTAATTGGTGCGGTATATGCCATTATTCTTATTCCATCAGGTGTTCATATATTTCAGAATTTTCTCCGGTACTTCCTACACAAATAATCCTAAATTCATCATTTTTTCCACCACGCATATTCAAAGACCAAACACCATCAGGCCCAGACTCGGTTTCATACACATTTGACGAATCAGGTACTCTATATCCCTTGATTAAACGTGAAACCCCTACACCCGATAAAGTTGCGGTACCAGTAAAAGTTATTTCTTTTACTCTACCACACAATGAAGTAGATGATTTTAAATAGTGACCCCTTACTATAGCCATGTAGCACCTCCAATAAATAAGAATCTATACATCATACCTCTTTATATGCAGCATATAAAGCTGAGTAACACTTAAAGCACCTCCAATATATCCCACTATTTGTTTCTAAAGTATCTTCGTGAGTAAGATACGCATTAAAAATTGGTATACATTTGGTATTCTTTAGTGCCCCAATAACCCCAGCAGCAGATGATCCATAAATAAGATCAAACATCCCCCATTTACCATCTAAAATACTAGGATCATGATCAGTAAGTGTCATTGGTATAGAAAATAAGCTTGAAGCCCCAGTAGAAACCAAACCACTATCTGTTATTAGGACTGTTATGGCCCCACCTGCATCTGTAGAGTTTAATACACCATAACCGCAATGATTAGACAACTTACAATTAGATGTGTAATTATTAACTAAGTCTGCAGTAATAGTATTAGAAACAATTGTTTTTATTATTGTTTTTTCAATCTTAACAGTTGCCATAACATCACTATGTGTAGTTCTAATAAATACAGCGTCCCCAACTTGCCACTCAGTCGGCACAGCATCAACAGTTATAGATACATCAGAACCAAGTCCTAAGGCAGAGGAACAAACAGCACATTCACCTGACTGGCCTTCCCACACCGGCATTAGTTTTCCGCACCAAATCAAATCATAGTCTGCTGTAGTTACTTTGTTAATACAAGAAACAACATCAAGATCGCCGTAGATCCACAAGGTTTTAGAACCAGCATCTGCCATAGACCAATTGTTAGTAGTACAGTATTGATTAGATCCAGTATGCGTCACTGAATCCCATGATTGAAATCCATGTACAGAAACAAAGTTTAGTACGTATTTAAATCTGTAATATAAATCACCTTTACCAGATTCACCTGGGGAATATATAACGAACCAATCGTTAGTTACTGGATTATCTTCATTAGTAGCGTAATAAGAGTCGAACAAAGCCCATCCTATACCTGTAGTAGAATAATCATAGGTACCGTTTCTTTTACAAATAAAATCTCTTACACGACAGAAAAGTTCTGCCTTACTTGCACATACCTGATTAACTATATTTACATACGCCATATTAAACACTCCTTTTTATTGACTTACTAATGTAAAATAACAAAATCTTTAATATCTTCTTGCGTCAAAACCTCATTGGTGCGACCTGCTTTTAACACAGTATAACTATCAAATAAACTTTTATTACTTAAATTCAATATAGATAAAGACGCACCAACACCAGACGAAGTTACGTATATTTTCCCATTTGTTCTATTAGTGTATTGATCCGCCTTAACTACTACTGTATTATTAGAAGTACCATCCAACGAAGTAGGGGTGGTGGTATTATAAAAATCATAAGACTCACTTCCTTCATCATATATATAAACCCCCGATGTTGTTGCTACAAATAAAGTGTTGTCAATACCATTATCGGACGTACCTTCAGTAACAAATATATTATTTATGTAACTATCTGATGGCAAAAAAGAATTATTTATACTGTAACTTATACTAGGATACTGCCAATCACATTTAGAATTATTTATCTTAAAGATACCATCATTATCTGACACTTGTACATTATAATATGTTTCTAATCTAGATGTCATAAAACATGTAGTAATATTATTATTACTTGTAGTACTTTTATAACCTTGATATGGGTCATTATTCAATATATCTAGCCCACTTGAAGTTACTACAGCTAATGTAGTAGAGTACCCATGTATATATTTAATAGTATCTGAAGTAGTATTATAGTAATAAGCATAATCGTTTAGATAAATACTCAAATCATACGGGCTGCTCTCGTTAGTCAATATCGCTGTTTTATTAATATATTTAATTCCGCTTAAGGAAGTCCCTAAATAAATAGTATCATCATTCCCCCATATAGTAGTAAAGGTATCTTCTAACTCTATATAGGATACTTTATTAAGCGAGTCTATACTTATAACATCTAAACCAGAAGAAGTAACATAATAAACATATTCTTTATCTATCCAAACCTGATGTAAATTATACAAAGTAATACCTCCACATATATAAAGGCGTGTCCATACTATTTTTAATCATAGTATATCCAATATTAGTACTTGATCATCAACCACATCAGCCTCCACATGCTTTTCTATAATACCATCAAACACAAGCATTGAATAAGCAACTGGTGCGTTATAATAAAGTGACTCTGTTACTTCATCGCTCGATGAAATATAGATTTTTATATTTTTTACACCGAACACACCACCTTGTCCGTTATAATGATAATTATTAATTATCACACCATATATAGGGATTGTAGTGTCCATGACACATATCAGTCTTTGGTAAGTACATACATTCGATTCAGCAGCCCACGAAGTTCCAATTTCATTACCAACTTTAGATAACGTATTATCAAAAGCATGTACAGCTGAATGAATTAAATCTGACTCAGACGAAGCATAAGCAATAAAGCCAATACTTACAAGATCAATAACATCCCCTGCAGCATCAGTAAATTCAATGGACCTAATCGCCATAGTGCCGTGGTCGTACCAAATATTTTCGAAATCGAAAATTACTGATTTGACTGATGATAGACTAACACCATCGTTTCTAGATAAAAAACTTTGAAGAGGAGTCCGATCCACTATTTGATTTTGATTTTCATTACCCCACCAACATTTTAAAATAGTATCGTATTCCTGAAAAGGGGCATCTTCAGGGAACTCTGTTTTTATATAGATGTTTTTATACTCTTGTGGTTGCAAATCGCTAATTTGTACAGGTTTAGGGATCACTACACTTTCTAGTACTGGTTTAATATACATGTGTGATGATACTAAATCATAATATGAGAAGTTATAAGAGCTTGTATATGGGGTCAGTTTTAACTTAATATACCTAGTTCCAACCGAAACCAATGCGTCTAAATTTATTTCTGTCCATACCAATGTAGAGTATTTTTCAGAGATATAACTATATATAATCCGCATATCAAGGTCATAAAATTCTATTGTTACACTAATATAGTTGTCAGTATAAAGCGTAGATAACCTTGCCATAGTATTTAAATTTATATAATAATACCCAAGGTCTACTTTCTCTATATCTATACCTATAACAGTAGATAATTCAATTAACTGATACACAGTTGGGCCATATGATCCAAGTTTAAATGCATAAGATCCTTGCCATACCGATACGGTAGTGATTTCAAAAGTAGATGCCCCTTCATTCAGCCACCCAGTGATGCCATCTTCCGCTTCTGGATTTATTATCTGGATACTTATTACTTCTGGTAATAACCTATACTTAATTTGGTGGTATGTTTTCATAGGTAATTTATAACCAGAACGAGATACTTCATTCCAACCAATATCATCCCCCCAAACAGGATCATAAGGAGTAGGCATAAGCTTCTCAGTACTAGGCATTAACAAAAACTCATTATAATTTATTACTACTGGAACAGCATTAAATCCTTTAGTAGTATAACTACTAAAATCCCATATCCTAGAAGTATGTCCTTCATTATTTAGTTGATACACTTTATTACTTGATTCAAAAGCTAAACATCCTCCTGGAAAGGCCTCTATACTTGTAACTGTAGGAATAATTGCCGTAACTACAGTGCTACCGCTAAATGATAATTTAACTATTTGTCCTCCCAAAAGTAACATCCAAAACTCAGAAGTATCATACTCAGTACTGGCAGAATCAAAACCGTAGCTTATACCTATAATGTCAACGAAACCAGTATAGTCAAATTCAGATAGTAATGTACCATAAGAACTATATTGAGACACCTTAGATTGATTATCACTAACTACTATACAACCACCGCTTCCAATAGAGCAAATATGTGTAGGTTTTACCACACTAATAGAAGCTAAAATAAGCCCATCGTACTGTACATGAGATACTTTACTTTTTGAAGTGCTTGTATACCAACAAGATGGTAACTGCTTATCTACAGATAGGCCATTTAAAAAAGGAGTTTCTCCACCATTAAATACAATAGTATATGTTGTAAGATCATAACTATATACAATTACAGCGTTCTCCACAGCCTGACTATACCCCCAAACCTGACCGGATATATCTACCCCCATATTTGCTGCTATATTATTCATAAAAACTGATGAGGATTCATAAAGTTGTTGACCAGTTGTATAACTGAATTTTCTTATTATATTTGTATTATTGGGGGTCCCAGAAACTTGTTCTATTGTAATAAAATGACCATTAAACTTATCGAATATAACTTTTTGTGGGATAGATGCAGAAGTATTAATAAATAATTTATTAGGTAGTTTGTTTCCAGTTAACATATCACCTTCAAACACCATAAGTTTATTATCTGTATTTTTATATGTCCAAAATAATTTACTAAAAGGTATTGGGGATATATTACTAGATCTTACCTTAATTGTTCCTTCTGGTATTGTAGTATCATAAGTTATATCCGACGCACTTGTCAACTTTACATTAGATATAATAAATGTGGCATCGAACAAATCATCCATTTTAATTATAGGGGTAGTATAATAACTTACTGGGTAAGATACAGTAGTAATATTCTCTGTAGTAGGTATTAACTCAACACCATCGAATGAACCCCTATCCCAAATAACTGCTGAGGTCAGATCATTATCCTTAAGAGCAACCCCATCACTAATACCATAATAATTACCATCTGCTGCATTAGATAATTTTACATAGTAATCAGAATCTTTCCCTTGGTAATCGATAGATATGTAAGCATTAACAGGTGTAGTTCCTATAGCAGAGTTATTATATATACCAAGAGAAGTGGAACCCCCTGTAAGATGACTAAGAAATACTAATGTTTCATTTCCAGTAGGTCCAAAAGTTACTTGAGTGTCATCGTTAGTAATTTTTAATTCATATATAGTAGCCTGTAGTGAATCTATAATTACCCTAACATATCTTGGAGCAAACACACCAGTTGGGGTTATTTGATAAAACATAGTACTGTCCTGACCTTTTGAACACAAAACAAATACATCAGACTCATTGTTTTTGTAATAAAAATCAACATTTATTAGAGCCAAGTCCCTATCTCCAGGAACATCTATAAATAATTTTACATTGTCCATTACTACTCTGTATCCCATATCAAAATCTAAGTATAGCAGATCAGACTCAACTATAGTTATACCAGAGGAAGTAGTATTACCGTTATATAGTGATAGTAGTTCTTGAGATGTTAATAACTTATTGCCTGTACCTAAAGTAGTACTACTATTGAGTGAGCCAGCAGTTATTAAATTATATTGTGACATTTAGTTCTCCTTTACACAGGCATTTTCCATTCTATATTTAAAAATCCGGTCAGTTTACCATCTTCTAGCTTATTCATTTGTGTTTTATCTATTTTTGTATATATTGGAACTACATCACCTGGGTTTACTGCTGTAAACTCAAACGGTAACTCAGCGTCCCTATTACTATAGAAGGTTTCATTATTCGTAGAAATACTTATTAAATTATTTGGGGTAATACTACTAATATCAGTAAAATTTGGGTCATAAATATCAAATTTAGTTTTACAATAATTAAAAAGCTTAACATTACTAAAAATAGCACTCCCATCAGAATCATCATTAGTAGAATAATAAGTATTACCTCCACCTAGTCTAAAAAGTATATTCTTACTATCACCTACTTCCCAAGGTACTTTAGCAGAAAATGCCATATTCCCGTTAATATATAAACGTATAGTGTCATTATTTGTAAAACCCGTACCATTATTACTCCAAGCCACTACTATATGAAAAACGTCGTCTATATCAAAGGAGTAGTTGCGCATGTCTATCTTGTACGAGTCTGGGTACATGGCTATATAACCAGTAGATGTGTCACCTACCCCCACTTCAAACCAATTACCAGATCTAATACTTAAAGAAAGCATATTGTTTGTAGAGTCTAACATGGTAAATAATGTACGAGATTGGGTGTTCCTAAAATGGTCCATGCCAGATGTGTCTGTATATAATTTAATAGTCATCTCTACTGTGCCTTTTCTCATATCGGCACCACTTATAGGTATTTCTACGTAATCATTCCAAGTAATACATAGACCGTGAGATCCTGGTAATACCTCATCATAGTACCAATTACGTTCAACCTCTATACCATCAAGTAATACATAGAAAGCGTCATTCGCACCCCTAAGAGATACACTAAAAGAAGAGGTGATGTAATTTTTAAAATTCAATGCGGATGATAAAGTACCATCAGTAAATGATTTGATAGGATCATGCTTCGAAGCTTTATCAAATCTTAAAACTACCTTGTTCCATCCTGTAGTTAGATTTAATTCTGAGAAACTCCAAGTATAGGTAGAGGGGCTTGATGAGTTTTTATAACCCACAGGAGTATAATTAGGATCGGGATAAGTTACTCTATGGTCTGCAATGGTGGGGGGAACATCAAGCCTATAACCATCAAATGACCCAAAAGAAAAGTCACAATCTGCAATACATAATTTATCTATATCTTCAATATAAAACCAAACACTTAAAGAATCTTTAATAGACCAAGATCTATCCCAACCAAAATGATCCCCTTCTAAAAACCTAATTGTATCTTTTTGATCAGCATTATTTGGATAAGTAATTTTCAAAGATTTTGTACCTATTTTCACATTCATTGGGTCGTTTTCCAGTTTACATATAGAAGCCCGCCACCACCAATAAGATTCAGTAGGTCTATGTCTTTCTGAAGAATACACCTTTAAATTATGTAAATAGTGCACTATAGAATTAAATTCAGAGTAATCAAATGAGTAATTAACTGCCGTGTTGCTTCTTATAGCTATCCACTTAGAGAATGAAGCTACACGGGTCATATACATAATAAGGTCACTTACCCCCCATTCCCCTGATCTAAGACCAGGGTCAGAATGTGCTTGTATGGAATAATAACCTTGTTTGTCTATTTTAAATGCGTCGTTTTGCTGAACCCACCCATCAGAGTTAACATTCTTAGAAATCAACTCAATAGTAGCAGGTCCTGTTATAGTAACTAACACTTGACCAAGAACTTCCGATCTAAATGTATTCCAAGCAAATGAATAATAGCCCACATCTAAAAATATCTGTCTACCTAATTCAAAAGGGCCCGCATTATTTTCGTCACCTATAACCGAATCAGCAAATGAAAATACCTGATCATAACCACCCTGTGTTGAAAATGATACTTGACTTGGATCGTCTGATATATTAGAAGAGTACTGAAAAAACTGCTCATCGTTATCATACTCATCATCAATTTCATGAGTAATACTATGGGCTACAATATTATACCTATCCTTTAAATCCATACAAACTATTGGATGATCTTCGCTGTTCAATATATCTTTACCTGTAGACGTCCACACTTCAAACTCCCTAATAAAACCACCATCTAAAATAGTCTCTTGAACCTCTCCGTATTTAGATGTAGTATTAATAACTACTGGGATAAACTCAATACCAGAATTTTCCCTACCTCTGTAGTATTTATTAATAGTAAGTTTGATCAACCTAACATCTGTAGGTTCGATATTAGCTGAACCAAAATAATCCTGACCAATACCTAAATCACTAACTAGTAAAGAGAATTGACCAGAAGTAGTAGTTGCGCCATATACACTACAAGATTCAATAGGGTACATATTTTTTCCAATCTCATAAAACACAAACTTATCTACTTTGAAGGTTGCCCCTAGGTCAAGTATTAAAGTTGGAACAGGATCAGTGTAAGGAAATCCCCAGCAGTTTTCAAATTCATCAGCCATAGAATCAGATCCAACATCGTCTTCGCCATGGTATCTAAACTCTGCTGAACTTTCTGGACCATCCCCAGTGATACAGTTATTTAGATGGTATGATGCCATATACTGTATACTTGGAGAAACTTCAATTTCATCAAACTTCACATCTAAAAAAGTTTTTTGCCATGACTTTCCAAAAGTAGAACGTATTTGAGCCTTAGCCACATTAGTATTATATATTAGGCCTCGCTCATATGTTTTTGTTTCACCAGTCTCTATATCCCCCCATATAACTAAAGCAGTTGCTGTATCCCAATTAAACTCTATTCTTACATAGCACCAACTACCTTTGACAATATCATCATTAACAACTTCCCAACCTACAGCGCTTTTAATTGCCCAGGCATGCTGAAAACATGCCGTTGCAAATATCTCATTATCTCTGTAGTCTATTATTGATAGGCCAGCACCTCCCTCATCCCCTGAATTTTGGTAACGGTATGTTAAATAGTTTACTCTGTTTCCAGTACTAATTATCCCAGGGCTAAAAATCGGACCATACTCAATAGGAACCTCAGGTGTTATGTAGCCCAACATATTTGAAGGATTAACACCAGAAGACGTAACGGTAGACCACAGTGCACTAATAGGCGCAATAGCGCCCTCATTTTTTAATACTGCCCTGTTTATATATATAACAGTGGCCGGATAAATAGCCTGTTTTTTTACTAAAAGCTCAAAGTATACACCAAAACCTGATATAAAAGGTGAAGTATCGGCAGTAAGTGTACCCACACTCTGTAGTTCTATCCAACCATCATTATTATATACATAAAAACTAAGCAATCTTCCAAGTCTTTTTATTTTGAATCCAGTAATATTAGATACATCGGTACTGTAATTGTAATATTTATTCCCATTATTTTCTATAGAGATAGTTAACCTATTGCGTACAATAGACCAATAATCACCAGTATCAGAGTATATTGATAAGCTTAGGAACAACCCATCATTTATATATACAGATTGGTCAACATAGTCAAGTTCGCAAGAGCAATCCAATAAACAATATTCTGTATTAAAAACACAATTACCTTCCTCACTACTACCTAATTCTATACGTAAAGAATTAATAGAGTGTGCTATTGAAGATGTAGCACTATTTAAATAATTAAAAGTAGAACGCCAAAAAGAAGATGGGTGGCTTCCAGAAAACTCAGTTTGATTTATTATGTCATTAGTAGACTCAGAAGATATAAGGCTCCAGTTATCACTTATACCTGACGTAAAAGAATCAGTTATAGTCTCATAACCTATCACAGAAGCACTTGGTGCAATATTTCCTGGAACAACATTATAGCATGATAGCGCGTCTCCAATAGGTACCCAATCGCAGTTAATACCCCCTGTAGGAGAAAAAGCATTTCTTATATCCGCATAAACACCTATATACTGTAAAGTTCTATTTATACCATCACCACACTCCATAGCAATTCTTACCCAACGAGCAGCCTCTTTACTACCTATTTTTGTATCAATAGCGTATTCTTCAATAGTGGGGATAAAATCACTATAGTAAACAGATTTACCATTAATAATACGTAATTCATCCATATAACCAATAAAATTATAATAGCAGGCCCCTCCTATTATTAAAGGAGATGTAGATTTATTTATTTCTACTTTTGCAATAGACTTAGTACACTGTATACTCCCATCTATATATAAAGATACTGATACGTCATTACGTACTAACGCTATATGATGCCACAAAGTATCTTCTACCATAACCTCTGATATAAATTCAAAAATTAAATTAGAGGCATATAATGTAGCAATTAAATAATTATCTTTAGAAAATACAAAAGAGAACGAAGAAAAGTTTTTGTCTGCCTCATCTACCTGACTTAAAATACCCTCCGAACCCAGCATGGTACGTTTAATCCTAAATTCTATTGTAAAATCATTATTAGATAAAAATAGAGATGTAGATGCTTCTGCAGAAATAATACTTTGGTGTGTAATAAAAGCATTCCTCCAACCAAGCGTGGCCCCTCCTGGTTTTGCGTAAACAAAAAATCTAACTGTTTTAATGGCAGATAAATTAAGTTCACTACCTGCACTTACTGCCTCAAAATAAGACAGAGGTAATTTAAATGTTTGATATGACTCACTAAGGCAGTTTGAAAGATCTAAAGGGTCCCCCCCAGAACTATTAAAATTGTAACGCCATTCCTCTACCCCTACCGAATCACTACTTGAAATTGCTATGTATCCATAATTAAAATTTGACCGGGGGGACACTAATAAATCTATAGATAAATAATCGTTGTCCTTAACTAAGTTGGAAGCGTTCACAGTAGTAAAGGAGGTATATGCACTTATTCCTACCGACGAAAGAGAAGAAGCAGTGCGTTCACCCAAATAAAGTAGTTTTATACCTATACCTACATAACTCTCTGGTGTAACAGGTGCGCCAGTGGTATATAAACTAAAAAACCCGTCCAGTTCAATAAACCTAGATGGTAAAGCTTTATCTTCATAATCCTCAAAATTAAATAGTACTGATGGGCTATTCTCTGGCCAATCCACTTGACTAATATCTCCTGTGTCAGTGTATGAGTAACTGATGTGATTAGGATCCATTAAATCTAACAAAGCCTGAGTCCCTATCGGTCCATAATTCCTAAGTATATCTAAACTATGTACATTACCTAAATCTATAGCAAAGTAATTAAAATAATTTTTACTAAACCTTGTTACAGAACTACTAGTATCGAAACCATAGTGTTTGTATAACCCAATGTATTCTAAACATATTGACTTAGACTCATTAGACGCACCTGCTGGCCAATAAAAAATGTAATATCTATAACTATTATCATTATTAAAAAGTTTTTCAGTGTCGTAACTTACACTTGAAATATAATTTATCTCAAACTCCGTTAAAAAAGTTGCTACACTTAAATCAAATAATAGTTGTGCTGGAGAACCATAGGCATCTAAAATTATACTGTCTTTATAAGTATTAGAACCATATACTTGCAAAACTGGAAAGTAATCATACTGCTGGGGGCTATAAATCGCAGTCTTGATATGTATTTTATTCACAACCATATCATTACCTGCACCAAAATCATAAGCTATAAACTGAGTTTTTGATGCGGTACTGATAAATATTTCAGAATCATCATTAAATACAGCGTGTGGATTATGTAAAAAATAAGTGCTACCTGGAAGTGCTACATCACTACTATAGACATTGTGGGTACTTGTTGATAGAGACCCAGTTGTATTAAAACCCCTTGCCCACTCCCGATAATCATTGGAACCGGTGTTACTTAAAAGTACTACTGGATATTTAATATCACCTTCTCGTGTTAATAATTTAATAGTCCCAATTGGCACACTCCCACTAAATTCTAAAACTATAAGTTCTTTATCACTTAACTTAGGCAGCGCCATAAAATTAATATAGGTGGTACTACAATTCTGTAGTTGGGTATGAATAAATTCATCCGATAGGTTTAAATAAGAAATACGTAGCTTACTTACCCTACTTGTAAAAGAGTCCTCATCTTGTCCACGATAGTACTCTATAGATCCGTCCGTACTTTTCAGTACTATTTCTGTAAAAGTTAAATAACTTTTTTTAACAATGAACTTAAACCCATCATCATTATAAATGAGTCCTTCTTTTGAAATAAGTTTATGTTCATAAATCAATGGGGACTTTCCAGATCTACCATTTGTAATTCGTTGTACTGTGGGGACTGGACTCTCTGCATGTAATAAAAAACTTACCTCTTGTGAGGCCCCTTCCAATAAAGATCTGTCTGTTTCAAATCCTAATAAGTATATTTCAAATACTACTTCATCAGCATCGTTTAATAATTCTATAGAATACTTGATCTTGTTTGGTAAATCAAAATTAAAATCCACTTCTAATTCAAAACTGATTACTCCTGGAAGAAACTCTTTTTCAATACTAATAATATCGTTTGGGCCTATATACGGATATATAGACGCATTTCTCACTACAAAAGTATTATCAGTATGAGTTCCTAAACTGTAATTCCAGTTATCATACCATAACCCCTCTGTAAACGTTTCATCTATTATTGTCACAGGGTCTATAGTATTAGTTATGTTGTTAAAAGTAGTCTCAAAAGACCCATTTTTTTCTTTTTTTTCAGATTGGATATATACACTTTCTATAGGTAATGGGGTTGTAACCACTACTTCATCAGATAAATCGCTTAAGTACATACAAGTATTAATTATCTTAAGGTCGTTATAGTAGGTCTCAAATTTACTAGATGATGAACCGTAATTTAAAGTCCCCATTCCAAAATATACTTTTTTACTAAACCCAGTATAAACACAAGTATACAAAGTTGTCCAACCATAAACAATATTATACGAATATAGTGCTGTAAAAACATCACCACTTCTAATTAACTTTAAATATACTGGAGAATATGGATAGTAAGAAGTACTCTTTACTGTTGTCCAACCATCATTTTGTTTATGATACTTAAAGCCGATATTGGCATAATTATTTGTTGTAAACTCATAATACAACTCTATCTGTTGCTCAGAGTTCTCAGCTGATGTGATATTCAATAAGGCAGCAATACAACTACAAATGGTAGGAATCGTTTTAAAACTGACTTCTGCATATATCTCAAAATCCCCATCTATAAAAAATTTACTTATTTCCTTAGTACTATCTCCTGGATAAGATATAAAAAGTAATTTACCATCCTCAAAATAATTTTCTTGTGACCACATGACCTCTTCTAAGTATGTACTATTAGAATAACTACTGAAGTCCTTAATGGCTACAGGTATAATGGTAGATGATGTGTCATAAAAAATAGAAAAAGATTCTAAAGTATACCCATTAGCAGAATAAGAACCAAACTTCCAATACTTACTTGACACTGCTTTAAAGCCCGCTACAGTTTCTCTACCATTAGGTATATTAGAATAGCCTATATCTTCACCATGGTGTAAAGTACCAAAACTATGATACGAGGTACCATTTTCCTGCACATAAGCGTTTTTATTATCTATCAAATTTTTAAGATAATAAGAAGGTGTATTAATTGCTATCTGACTGTCAAATAACTCAATTTGATAATCATCTACTTTCCTAACTATAGCCCCTGGTCCAATCTCACTATTAATAGTGGATACTTCTGAATCCAATTTTAACCACGACAACATTGCACTACTTGTAAATAATTGAGTTGGTATATCTACTACTAAGTCCATAGGAATATTAAACGTATTCTCTATATCCAATGTGGTTGATTTAACTACTACCCCTCTTGGGGCAAAATTAGTTAATAGAGTGTCCCCACAACCAAGTGATTTTATTCTACTGTCTGTTATTACAGCATTTACCTCTTTTAATTCAAACTCACTTTGTGGTGTAACCTCAATCCTAAAATAACGTGGATTTCCAGAAATATAAGCGCTTATTTTTTCTGAATTATTCTCACACCCAGTAAAAACCACCTCGTTCCAATCACCACCATAAATAGATGTAAGTAAACTAATACTATCTATTAAAGTAGGCTCAACAGTTATTTTACTATACAATTCTAGTTCAGTTATTTTAGTGCTTAAATGCCATGTACAATAAATCATAAAACCCTTGGCGTTTACAGGGTCAAACTCATGTTTTATTATATTAAACTGAGTATTCATTTGAGTCTGAAAAAGTTCCCAATTAGTACACTCACCGTTTGAGTAGTTTGGGTCGGACCAAGCAACTGGGTTATTAAACAAAGTAGTCTCAAATCTTTGAGTAAGTGAGTTTTCACCATCCGCAAATCCCTTATAGTACACTGTACCATCCAATGTTACTATATTATAATCTGGAATTAATTCAAAATGAGGTGCCTCAGCGTTCCCCCACTCACCATTTTCCCCTAGATAATAAGATAATGAAAAACGTTTAAAGTTTTTTGGTTCTTTAAAATACATTATAGTTTTATGCACCTCAATATCTTTCGTATGAGGAAACATCAAATAGAATGTAACAGGGTCATACTCATAATTTATTGGTAATCTACCACCGCCATAGTCTTCAAACTCATGCTTTGCATGTGGTACAGATACGATATCTCCTGGGCAGCCTCCACCAGCCCATTCCATATCACCATTAACATAGAAATATGTGTGTTCTCCAAAAGTCTCTATACCGCAATAGGTATCAGGATCTGACCCATTACATTCATAACCATCAAAATATGTTTTAATAAAGCCAGGCTGTATGGTTTTAATCGTATAAAAATCACCGCATTTGCCACCATCTATAGTTGTTACACAATCACTTAAACACTCTATACCATAAGCTTTATTTCTATGAGCAACATACCCATGCGGGACACAAGATCCCCCATACTCATGTATATGAGTTTCATTATGTAGGTCAACGGTCCAAGATACATCTAGACAACAAGCGACATTATACTCATAGATATTGGAAAAACTCTTTCCATAAACTTGAAGTTCTTTTATATTAACACGTTTCCCCATATCAATTTCCAACTGTATATTTGTCTGCTGCCTGTCACTTCTAGCATAATATGCAAGACCTATCACGCCTTGAGACCTTGGAGGACCAATAGTAAATTTATCAGTTGGTAGCATACCATCTACTACATCTACTTGGTAATATACAGCATTAGGTAATTTAGTTCTACTAGAATACGGAGCTAAAACATTAAGATTAAAAAACCCTATTAAGTCTCCTTTATTCACTAAAATATTACACACTACTTTAAAAGTAACTTCTATTTCTGTGTAACGAGTAGTCAGCCCCTCGTCTTCTATATCTAATGAATGTATAATCTTTACAGAGCCGTCTTTATACGGTCTAAGAATTAGTATTTTTGGTGGATATGGTGGATTATTACTAAAGTCTGCCCAATGTGTTGATGATTGCGACATTTTATATACATGTGTACCATTTACCCATATATTAGATAACCTTCCAGAATCGTTGATAGGGTGAGACCAATCAATTAATATTTTCTGTGAACAATCAATTAACTTATTATGATCTAATCTATCACTAATAGCCAAAGTATTGGCTGTCATTTGTTCAGCAAATTCACTTCTTCCAGCCTCCACAGTGAATTGGTCTATGTTATGGTAGTAAGCGCAAGAATCTGTGTCTGAATTGATTAAAGCATTTAATTCAAAACCTTTAAGTCTTCTAGATGAAGAGTAATCAAATCCAGACGCTGGTGATTCACCTAACATGTAAGTCGAGATATCATTATTATTTTCATCAACAAAACCTAACGCTAAAGACGCAGAACCTGAAACCGTAATTGTTGCCTCAGCACTAACTGAACCTGAGTATATAGAAAGAAGACCTCTCTCTTCTATATACCGAACATCAGCATAAGCATATTGTCCAAGATTTAACCTACTAATACGGTCAATCATTATCTTTGCTATCTCTGCCCCAGAAACATTTACATTTGTTCCTAAATTTATATGTTCATCCCCATAATCATCAATATTAACTATTAAACAATCGGAAACGCCAGCAACAGTATTAAATTTTTTGATAAACTTACCAGAAGTTATACACGAAGGCTTTCCAGTACCTTGACATGGATGAGCGTACTTTGAATAGTACGCGCAGGCGTGGTTATTACAACTAAAATCACTAATTGAATCTATTCTAATATTTTTTATAACAAACTGAATATCAGGGAAACCATCTATCATAGGGAATATTCTTAAATTATTAATATTACCTAGCCATTGTGAAGATTCCCCAACATTAATTATATAAGTGTACCACTGATCCGACATGTTTAGTTCAAACTCTTTTGAACTAACATCTACCCACTCAGGAGTCTCAGTAGTGGTCCACATAACTTTCCCCTTAGTAGGGGCCTTATGTTTAGCCTGGTCTAACATTGTCAATTTCATAACAAACTTAATTATATAGTACTTCTCTGCTAAAATGTACTCAAAAGGAGTAGTCCTCCCTATAAAACAAGAATTTTCAGTAGAAGTACCAAATAACACAGTATTCCAGCATCCATACATACACACACCACTATAAACATCCCACCCATCTACATCACCATTCTTACTAAAGTCAGATTGGAAGCCATTTAAATTATCGTGTCTACATGACACTACATTACTAATACTATGCGCCTCTTTTAATAAATTAAAGTCAAGCATCACAATTAGGGTTTTTTGTAAGTTTATTACGAACAATACATTGGGCCTTCAAGTCATTATAACAGTAACCGTCACCAAAAGGACCCTCACACATACCGCAGTAACTTACACCATTCTCCTCTTTTAGTTTTGTTTTATCCAGCCTCTTATGAGAATCCGATTCTCTACGCTTTAATAATTTATTCATTATTTCGTATTTAAACTCTGAAACCAATTTATCAAAATTACTATACTTAGTATGTCTACAATAAGGACACACCATAATAACATTATTAGAAAAACCATCAATATTTTTGGTCCCATCTTCATTTATTAATATGGCTAATTCAGAAGATAGCAACTCAGATGTTAATATATAATTTATAAGCATATATTGACCACATTTATCACATCTTGAAGAATACATGTACCGAACTCCTTTTAGTATTATTTTTACCACCACGACAAAGGACTAGAAACACCAATACCCTCATCATCATAAAAAGTTTCTGTATACTTAACAGTCACAGTGAATGCGGTTTCAGAATAAGGCTTGAGTTCTGAAAATGACATTTTAGATGTTGGATTTGCATAAACTCTACTAGATGTGTCCCTGCCATAAGTTTCTGGAAAATAACTCATATTTAAACCAACATACGACTCTATAAGGTCCATGTTTGGGACTTGACCATAATAAAACTGATCGTTTGAAGAACGTACTTGATTGCTGGGGCCTCCCCAAGTAGCATTTCCATTCTCATCTATCATAAAATTGGTCTTAATATCTTCACCTAGTTCAGCATCTAAATTATAATATATGTAAATAAATGCTGAACCTAAAGGACACTCATAACTAGGACACCAACTATACTCTGGCGGCCCTGGTCTAAATTCATGACCTTCGGCAGCATATGGGAAACCATGGTCTAAATCAGCAAGCGGAGATAATAGTGAGTTATGCAGTGCTAAGTCATATGGGCCTGTAAAAGATACCTTAGTATGATCTAATAACTGTTGTATACCTGGAGGCAATACACCTACCATTGTAGTATCAGCAACTGCGTCACTCATTGCTTCATCATATAGGCGCTTTTGTTCGTTCTCCATAGTAATTCTATCACCAGATAGATCGGTAACATAAGGATACGTTTTACCCACAGATCTACCACGCACTTTACTCATACACTTAACATTTGAATTAGACGAAGATAAGCCTATGGTGCCATCTACAGTATCTTTTTGCCAAACACCTACTTTTTCAGGTTCTGTACTTAGTACGCCCCCATCTGTGCCTTGTGGTGGGTAATCACCATGTTTACCATGAGATACATAATATTTTCTTTCCCATACTCTTATGTCTTCTGTTGCATTAATAAGTACATCTTCATGTAAACGCACATTATTAATGTGTACAGAATTAACTGACTGTATATATCTGCCTTCAATACCTGTTAGTATTTCAGATTCAGAGATTTCTTTTTCTGTAGGTGTGACACCAAATTTTATAGTAAGACTTGTCTTTCCATCCATGATATAGTCGAAAGCATTATCCCATTCGAATGTTTTTGTAACTATATCACAATTTACAACATCTGGTCCATTATACAAAACCATCGCTGGTGTTTCAAATAACAACATGTCTTCGACATAAACAGATACCTTTGGTTGATGATAGTATTTGTATGTTTTCTTTACTTGCGTAGAGAGATCCTCTCCGCCTTCCACTTGTAACTCTTCTGAACCAAATTTAAAAGTAATACTTACTCTACCCACTGTTCGTTTGATATTATCAAAATCCCATGACATGTTCTGTGTAGTGTATGTACCACATATCACTTCTTCAAACACCTCCACACACTGTAACTGATTAATAGGGATAATTTTTAGCGGCCATCTACCAGAATTTATTTGAACAGCAAGGCCTCGTTGAAAATGAGTTTTTAAAGTCATAAGTTTACCAGTGTTTGCGTCTCTAAAATAAGTTTCTACCATTCTGTCGTCATCTTCCGCTGTTTGCATATCTTTACTATTACACCCAGTGTCTAACAAAGTTACTTCAGTAGCCCAAACGTTTTTTGGATTAATAGTATAATCCTGCATAATAGAAATATAATTAACAAGTGCTATAGCAGCCTCTTCATATAATTCTATATTATATTTACTAAAATCACTATCTGGGTCTTCGGTATCTTGAGCGTCTGATAGGTCAGATTTTCTCAACCATTCACCAGTCCTACCAATTCCACGTATTGGACCTCCGTTTAGCTGTACAGATAAAAACCCTTGATATTCCCCTGTGTATTCATTTTTTATTGGTGCTACTACATTTAATACACATTCACCCTCATCTGGAATCAACCTGAATTCTTTATATGTATAATCAAATCTATAACTTGGATAAGTTACATCCAAAGATTGGAGCACACAATTACCATCAGAAGTACAATTTTTAAAATTACCAGATGTGTCATTATTTATGTAATTATCGACCAATTCTAAAAAACTAATATCATAGTTTATAGAAAAGCCTCGCTCTATGTCTTTCCATGGTTCTTGCCACGCCCATTGAATTGATCTTTCTCCGCCAATATACATCTTAAATTCATAGACTGGTACTTGATCTGAATCACCTTGTGTATGCCTTTGATATAGTAAATTAGAATGTGTTGTAATTCTAAAAACCTCATCATGTCTGAACCTATTGTAATAATCAATCTCTTCATTTACACCAACACTGTCAAAAGTAACCGCTGTTAATAAACCTAACGGATTGACCAACTCTGGACCGTCTAAAACGCATCTATAATCCCACATAGTAGCATCAATTGAAGTAACATCTGATTTAGAAAAGACCATTGATGCTGGAGCTAGTTTAGAAGTTGCGCGAGATTTATTATCATAGCAAGTTACCTTATCCATTGTTCTATACGTCCTTAGTATCTGCCTATGTCTATTACCAAATTTTGGTCCTACCCCTCCATACTCAATCCACTCTTCGTACTCTATATCTGGAACTTTACCGAAAACTCTTCCCCAGCCTGTAAATATAGGATCAGATGATCTTTTAGTATTACCTGTCTGCATGCCACAAGTGCAACCAAAAATACCGCAACCATACATCTCCCTTCCCATACTCTTTATACCAGCTAATAATCTCATATCGTGCTGGCCATGAACCCACGCGTCATCACTGTCCTTTAATTGGAACACCCCCATAATATCTATACTAGTATTAGTGTGGTTATTAATCTGATCATAAGTTGCGTATGATTCGCAAGAATTAAAAGGATACCATATAGGGCCAGAAGATTGAGATGGTGTCCATGGATGATCAGAACACTTAGGCCCACCTGATGTAGCCCCAACACTACTAAAATCTGTTCCATTAACAGAATACATATTTATTTGTTTCCATGGACCACAACACCTACACCAAGGATCATTATCATAAACAATAGCATTAGCCCCCCAAGAAAACATAATCTCAACTGACGGACAAAAAACTTGTTTAACATCTCCTATAGGTTTTGTTTTGTATGAAGTAAACGGTATTCCTTTACTATTAGTAATAACCACAGTGGGTGTAAAAGTAAATTGAAAATTATGAATAGTAAAACCATTATCATCCATAACTAAATCACCTTTTGACAATATATCGATTTTAGGAGTTTTATTATACTTTATTAAAAATTCAGTTTCTTCAGGTTTTTCATCAAAACTCCTTCTTTCAGTGTAAGTTATATTTTGTAATACTACTATAGCGGAGGCCTCACACACTGAATGATAATCCCCCATATTTTTTGGTTTTATAATTAATTGTTGCGGACCTATAGTACCAGATGCACCATGACACACTATTTCCATTTCACATGTACTAGAAGTATTACCTTCGTCATCAAGAAAGTGGATTTCTATCTTCTCTACTTCCCAAGGTTTTAATACATTATTTAAATACGGATGAACTACATCTATTATCATATAACCATTTGATCCTAAAATAACCACATTTTCTTTATCTATTAACAAACTACCAGCTTCCATAGTATAGTCTACGTACCCATATATATAAGTACCATCCGTCCCTTCATACATAGAAGAATTATACATATATAACATGTTTGATGAAATACTTTCACTTACAAAAGGCACATACTTAAAAACCAAAGTACCGTTCTTATTAACAACCGCATTAAAATCAGCTTCATAATTAGATGGTAATGGTACTTCTAAACCATCTCCTCTAATAGAAAACTCAGTCTGTGAGAGTATACCCCCTACAACTCTTTTAGTAAAAGTAGTTTTATCATATACTATATAATTACCAATATTTTGGAATACTAAAATAGTGTTTTTATTAGAGCCATCCCAAGTATCACCACCGAATAAAGTGGGTACATTTAACAAAAACACACCTTCCTCTTCTGAAATAGTATTGCTGATTATTTTATCTGGGAAGAATCTACCTAAAGATTTTAGTACTGCTGAAAACCTATATCTAAATTCATCAAATTGTAATGTAGATAGCGCAGTTTCAATATCGTAGATAGAGTCATATAAAAATATCTGTGCTGGTATATATTTAGATATAATTTTATCTGATATATTTATAGCATATACGGGGTCAGTATAAAAACATTTACCATATATTGCTATTTTAGAAGTATCAGATAGTTGTTTAACCTCAAAGAATTTATTCTTTTCAAAGTTATTTTTTATAATTATAGAAAGCGGTAGTAATACAACCTCATTTATTAAAGTTGGATAATTTGGTAATTCTCCAACCACTTCAGTACCTTCAGTCAATACCACTTCTTCAGAATCTACGCAGAATGTATCGAAAGAGGCCATACTTGTTTTTATAGATGATATTTCATAACCCTCTATAGAATTATTAGAACCTAAAGTTACATTTATCTCCCCCATTAATGATGAAGAACCGGTGGGTACACAAGTCACATCTACCTGAGCGCCATCTAAACCTGTTTCACAAACACCTGAGTCCTTGATACCACTCCATGCAAATATAGTGCCCTTATCTATAAACATGTCCGCAATGGCTTCTACGGTCCAACGATTCTCTCTATGATAGTACCTTAACTCATGTATTTGTTCCGCAAGTATAGGGTCTCCTGATTCCATCTTTTCATCTATACAGTATTGCCAACACACTCCAGTATAATTAGGGCATTCAGGCTTACAACCATTACATGGAGGGCTATTAGCCCATACACCATCTGATAGTACAAAATCATTATATTTACTTGTGTCTTTAGTACAAGTACATGCCCACTCACCTTCTAACTCTACCATCCCGGTCACACTATTAACAACAAAATCCGTAGAGCCTGACTTCCACCAAAAACATTTAGAAATCTTAGATCTTATATTGCAAACTACAAAGTTTGTAGGTAATCTATACTTAAACTCTTTAGTAATAGAATATATACCATCTTTAAATGTATCATAGATATCCTCATCTGATGGAGCAAGAGTACCAAAACCCACATGGTAAGGTGAGTAGCCAGAACAAGTAACATCTGTCCCTTTACTATCACAATTACCATCATTATAGCCATTTATACTATCAAATCCCCAACTTAGGATTTCATATGAAGAGTCTGTTCCAGAAGAGGCTGTGCCGGAAGATGTGACCCAGTTATTACCGGTGATTCTATTACAAACATACCTAGAAGGATCTGGTAAAACACATCTATTCTTTGTAGAACCAGGAAAAGGAGATACATAAGCAGTGCATCTTACATCGGTACCTAGTAAATTACAGTACGGAGCTTTTTGTGCGTCTACATTTTTAGTACCTACAGTGAATTTATAAGTACATACCTTGTCTGTGTCATTCCAGTATATACATGGTAAAGGCTCAATTACCCAGTATTGACACTTATTTACTCCGTCTTTTTTCTCCATTAACTTTCGCCATTATCTACAACTTTCATACAAAAATTACCAGTGGCTTCTTCAACAATATAATATATTTTTTTAGCACCCTCATAGTAGCCTATGCAACGTTGCTCTACTCTAAAAGATTGAGACACCCCAGGGACCATAGATGCTTTATTACGAACAAGATAAGCTTGTTTTCCAGAAATATCCCAACGCCTTCCATCATATAATAATGATAGTGTTTTTATTTTAATTTTTGGGACATCTTTCCAAATAGTAGTATCTTCATCTAATACAGTACCATCATTAAGTTCAACTAACCACCCTCTTCTCATATACTTCTCCTTTAAACCTGCTTATTATGCCTCGTTTCCTTTGCGCCATAATCAATAGCGTACCAACCAGAACCTTTTAATATAAAACTTGACCTTGAGATGATCTTTTCCATATCTCCACCACACTTTTTACAAAAAGAAGGTACATCATCAAACCTCTCCCATACTTCTATTGTATCTCCACAATTTTTACATTCAAACTCTTTAATCAAGAGAAGCCTCCCTGTACTCATAATTAGTTTCTGCAGTTTTTCTATCAATTACTGCTTCTTCAAACTCTTTAAAATATGCTATTATGTAATTATTTAAATCAACTATAATCAAAATATAATCTAAGATTAACACTAGAATTTGCACCTGTCTCAGAACTTCCTAACCTAATACCTACCCACATAGGGTCGCTCATTAAACCGGTGTTACCTATACTCTCACTATCATCTGCTGTAGACACAACAGGTAAATTAGCTTTTGTACTATATAAATACGAAGGTGGTGTGTTACTATCAATATCACCCGCAACTAAATCCGGCCACCACTCTATACCGGTGTTTGGTGCTAAGCCTGCTGTATTTTCAGGACCTACTGTACCGAATCTAAAATAGGTATCATTATTACCAGCATTGTGGTGATCAAAAGTTCCATGACTTTGTAACCCAAATTTAACGGTGGCAACTTCAACCGCACCGCTTGTTATTTCAAACATCACACATTTAGTAGGAGACTCAGTACTGACTGTCACATTACCATAATTCAAACTGGTGATGTTGTAACTTGCCGGTTTAGGTGCGGAACACATTACATAAAACTCATCACCAGCGTTAAAATTATCAGGAGATCCAGAAGGATCAAATCTCATAGATAAACCTCTAGAACCCAATTGAGTAAAAACCCCAGATGATGTGACTGTAGATACAGAACTCATTTCTCCTCTATCAGAGGCCCAGACATACTCCGCTACCCCAATTGGGGCGGAAGCATTTACTCCACCAACATAGTATGGTTTTTTACATGATATAGTCCAAGCCGGTGCAGACTGATTAAACACAGCATCAGTAAATTTCACCATCAACCCATAAGACCCTATTTTATACCAATACGATTGGTATAATAATTCTGTGTAAGCGGTAGAAGAGTCACCGCCTGTAGAAGTCCATGATATTCTAGGCACATTACCGGTTCCTCCACCCATGGTTGTTCCATTTGTAACATCTGTAGTAATAGTATATACAATATCAGAACCGCCATTAAATACACCACCAGTAGTCATAATGCCACCATAACTATTTGCTACATCTTTAGTAGGTACACCTATACCCCTAACAGCTGTACCACCACCTGCGTATGAGTCATTGGTGATAACTATCTTATATAACTCATCCACAAACCCATAATATGTACCAGACACAGTCACAGTACCAGAAAATCCGTTTGTAGAAGATAAACCTCCCTGTTCAAGTGCCGTTCCAAAACCCAAAATACCAGCACCTGAGTTCTCACCTGTAGTGGAAACTATCACTGAAGAAGATGATCCTAAAGTACCAGAATGTATTTCAAAACAATTACCATTAGTTTTATTATTGGTCCAAACACATCTTGCTGAAGACCACCTTTCATTGTTTGTATCTACTTCATGTAATTTCTCTGTTATATCCTTTGCCAAAAATCTAGGGTCTAAATTTGTCCCTAAATACATTGTGATATATGGAGCAGCCTCACCATCAATTGACAAATATAATCTATTTGTAGTTGGGCCGATAGTGAATGTGTCCCCAACTTGGGAGGTTGCTCTACTATAACCTTGTCTACCTTTACAACCGCTTCCATTACCATCCGCCGCTAATCCCTTAGCATCTACTGAGTAATTAACCCATCTTGAATTTGCCACCATACTGTAAAATACCTCCATTAATAAGTATATCTTATATTTAAATCATATTTAAATCATCTCTATACTAACACCCTTTATATCAAACATACTAAGATACTAAGATATTAAGATATACAGTAATTTAGTTACTTGATCACCTATAAATATAAAGGTTAGTTTATTAAATAAATAGTTCTATTTTAGTAAGTCCTCAATAGTAAAACAATATTCTATATCTGGCATGATATTTCCAGAAAAATCTTTAACACCCTGAATCTTTACAGTGTAGGTTTTTCCATAAAAAAACGCAGTACTTTGAGGGCTAATCCCAACTGGTAGGTCCACAAAACCAACTGGAAGTATTGTACATCCTAAGTTCACTGAAGGCCAATCGACAGTAGTGAAATCAAAAACCTCAGATTCTAAATTAGAACAAAAAGTTAAATTACTTGCTTCTGCCCTCACCACTACACGTGTGTTTACTGGCCAGCGTATAATTTCATTTATTTTTAAATCATAACCATACAATAAATAGAACTCTTTTTCTTCAACCTCTCCTATACTACTCTCTGAATGAATAAAATAAGTTACACCACCTGTTGAATAAAAATCATTTTCTGGGTCATAGCACATTCGTTTACCATTAGGTATATCTTCAAAATATATACCACTAGCTACCACATCATCTATATATAGTTTTGTTTTATCGACATCTACTGGGTATAAATAATCTACAATATCTACCCAGGCGGTAGAGGACGCAGTAGTAAACATACTATCATCAATAAAAAAGTCTCCTATGAAGAGGCTTTTAGTTTTAAAATCTGTACCGATGCCTCCAATAGTACCTAATTTAGAGTTAAAAATGTCTGTGTTAACCTGTGCTATACCACCTGACAATACCTCCACATCAATAGGAAGGCCTCCAGAACAAGTATTAGTATAATAGTCTAAGCAATCATATACACAACCAGAATACGTACTGCACAAATCCAATAATCCAGAATATGTTGCTGCACAAAAATAGCCACCTGGATATACAATACCAGAACATGTTATTCCAGAATACGTACAACAATGCATAATAAACGATGGTGGTGAGATACCCATAATAGTACTATAAACATCAGTACTTAAATTATCAATATCAAACACACATGAGATTAAATCTGTGTATAAAGATGAAATTCTACCTAAACCTTGTTCAATACTTACATCGGTTACTGAAGTAGTAGCAGATGAACAATATAAATCAGTGTCATAACTATAAAATTTTGTACCTGAGATATACATTTCAACTTCAGTATCGTATGTAGCAGGTATCCTTCCTATATTAACTCTAAAAGTTACTATAGTATCATCCTCTTTATGATGCTTTCCACTACTAATCCAAAGCACTACTTTAAAACTATCTTTAGTAACACCATCTCTTGGAGATACTGTTATATAAACAGGTGAATCAATTTTAAAATCATTTAATAAATCAGTTACAACCTCATTAATGGTGTTGATACTATCATTATATACAGGAGAATAAACTGCTTCCGTGTCTACATCAATTAAATCTGAATTATCCGCATCATATAAAGAAAATTCTGTAAATATATCTACTATACCACTATCAGTAGTATTATAAATAGTGTTAGTTGCAATATCTTGGTCAAAGATAGTTGTTCCATCCAACATAACGACTGTGGGTAAATATTGAGTCTGTAATGTCATATGTTAACCCACTAAGTGTATTGGTAATGTAGTGTGGTAATAAAATCGTAACTTCCAGCTATAAACGAGTTATCCATATTTATTAAACGAGGTATAAATGATATATACTCACCATAGTTATCCGTCTCTATAGCAAAAATTAAATTAAAATCACCATAATATTTTTCATTACCCTTTAGTGGTATGTCATACACTGGTGGGAATACCAAATTAGATTCTGTTCTAAAAACCGGTGAATGAGCAGTGTTTGGTAAATTAGACCTATACGCTACAGCGTCTACCCTATAATGTTCCTCATTAATAACTTTATTTAGTGTTGTAGAGTGAGTATCATCATCCCAAGCAGTTAATCTACAATCATATGCTTCTCCAAACGTCACAGTAAATATAATTGAGTTACCACCATGGTGCCAACGTGGTTTTGGTAAATAGGTGTGTTCATTTACAGCAATATTTGAGTATTGATGGTATATAACTTCAAGTGGCTCAGTATACCCACCAGAAACAGTACTACTTAATACACCACTAATTGGACCACAAACACTACCAGATACATTACAACTCCCTGTCCCAGATGCAGTAAGGGATTCATTCCCATAGATGTAAAGTAACACATCACCAGATACTAAGCTATTTACCTGGCTGTCACTATCATCTCCAACAAGTAGGCCGGACACGGTACCTGATAAAGTGCTACTAACAGTAGTTCCAGTTCCTGATACCAATGTACCTAAAATATCACCACTTACCATCCCACTTAATACAACCTCCCTTGAACCAGTTGTTGTAGTAGTAACCAGGCCACTAACAGTAGTAGTTACTGTATCACCAGGACCTCCCACTGTGTCATAAAAATAAGTATCCAAGGTTCCTGTAACAGTACCATAATTATGGCCTGTCATGCGTATTTTAAATGGCGATGAAATAGTTGTACCTATCGTAGTGTCTAAACCATTTGCTATAACAGTCTCTGAAAAATCAGCGTATAAACCCCCATCAAATACCCCAGTTACTGTTTCTTCATTAGTTCCACTTAATGTACCTACAATCCCTTCACTATTAATAGTACCACTAAAAGATGTATTTTCTGGGTTGTTTGCTATTACCGTTATGTACTCACTTATGGGCCCTATCGTTGTTATCTCTCCGACAGGACACGCAGTCCCACTAACTGTTGTGTTTATAGTACCACTAGTAGTATATAACATCCACTCGTTAATTATACCACTACCTACTGTATCACTAAAAGTTATCTCTACTGAAGTTATGTCACCTGTATTTCCTGTGCCACTTACAACAGAGTCTACTCCTATTATACCATAGTTATTTTTATCTTTATATAAAACATTAAAATATTCGCCACCACTATCTTTTTTGTAAATATCACCATTAGAGCAAGCATATATAGACCCATCAGATGTAGACGAAATACCACGCCAATATCTATAAGTTTGCCCTATAGCAACAAAACTCCCTTTACCACCGACCTGCTTATAAATATCTCCATAAGTAATAGTCGCATATATATCCCCGGAAGGGGTTGCTGTAATACCGCACCACTGTCTTGGGGTTTGTCCTGTAGATACAAATGCACCTACCCCAGCAGTCTGCATGTATATATCACCATTATATACACAAGCATATACATTACCATTAGGTGCCACAGTGATGCCTGTCCAATTCCTTACTGTTTGCGCAAGAGAAACAAAATTACCTACCCCACCAGTCTGTTTGTATATATTACCTGCATAAACTGTGGCATAGATATTATTATTTGCTGCTGAAGCCATTCCGTACCAGGCACTACTTGTTTGTGCTAGTGAGGTAAAAACGCCAGTACCTCCTGTTTGTTTGTAAATGTTACCAGGATTCTCACACGCATACACGTCACCATTAGGTGAGGCTGTCATACCATACCAAACCCTAACTGTTTGTGCTAGAGAAACAAAACTACCTAAACCTGAAGACTGTTTATAAATATTCCCGGAGTCAACACAAGCGTATACATTACCATTAGGAGCAGATACTATACCCCTCCAATCTCTAGACACCTCATTAAGTTCAGTAAAATTTAAGCCATCAGATACGGTGTCTTGTTTAAATATATAATCCGGGCCATACATATGATAACCAGATATAACAGTGTCGTGTTTAAAATCAAACATCTCAGTAACATACATCTTACCGAAAAAAGACTCCATCTCATCAGGTAAATTAGCATAATTCTGATTAGGTTTTTGTCTATACAACCAATCCACAGCCTCAAACCAGGTGCCCATATATATACCACCAGGTGGCATATGGGATCTAGTACCTGCTACAGAAGGACTTGTAAAGTTTGGACTAGTAAAAACAATTTTAGATATGCTCTTGTATTCGGCACCATTCCAAAACTTTTTTGTTATAGTTACTGCCATCAGTATTCCCCTTTATGCCGACATTTTCCATTGTGTCGATTCTATTCTTTTGTTTGACTCTGATATTATAATATCTCCTATCTTATATTTACTTATATTGTCTTCTTTTAAAATTATTCTATACTTTATAATTTTATCATGGCCAATACAGTTAACATTAATCGCATGAAACAGTTTAAACCCCTCCATAGACTCACTCACCTCTATAGTAGGTAGATAACCTTTAAATTTAGGAATAGTTATTAAATGACCAGTTGATAATCTATACTGTAGTAAACTAACACCTTGTTTTACTTTACACCAACCGGTATCAAACAGATTATTTCCTTTGTGAGTGATGCCATTACCATAATGAACAATAAAATAAGACTTATATGGATTCACCATTTTCACCTTATTATATTTACCATATATTGTACCATCTATGGCATCTAAATCCCTGACTGATTCTACTCTCTTATCCATAATTCTCCTTATATATATAGATATCTATATGCCTCTACAGGCTGGTCGTGTGTAAAAGATAAATCCCATGGTATAGCAGCATACATACTATAGTATAGAGTTTCATTTTGTATATTATCTTCTCCCTTTAATCGAAGCCTGTTTTCATAACCTGCTAAGCACACTCCACCAGCAGCAACACCTTCAGCGTTATAACCACTCCAATTGATAGGTGGCGCATTACTAGTAGTTCTTATAGCATTAAATACTGAGTGTGGGTAATTATCTGACCCATGCAACGTCGTAATAATATGGGTAGAAAAAGTTACATCATCCCACATTTCTAAATACAGATCGCTAGTTATCAAACCATCTACATATACACCAAATACATATCTATTAGTATTTGGTTGGCCACTAGCAAGTGGTACATGGTACATTATATTGTCCAGCATGGACTCTATATAAATTTGTGGTACAGGATACACACCTATAATAGGTCTAATTGTTGCCTCACGTCTCCCATACGGAGAAGTAGGTGTTGGTAAGGATTGATGTATTCCTCCACCAGTATATACTTTTTTATCCGGTAATGTAGGTGATCCTGTAGATAAACGTATCTCTCTCCAGTCGCCAAATGCCCCACCATTACCAGTGTATGGCGCATCTGTATCCGAATAATTATATAGAAATGTTAAAATTGGTTCTGACATAAGGTCTCCTTGTCTTATATATAAAAAGGTTAGTTTATTAAATGAGCCTGTATACTATTGGGGTTATTTTTAAATCTCTGTATTTACCACCCGCCTCTAATCTAATACTTTCATAATTAATCCCAGTATCGTTAATACCATATACTTGTAAAGATACGGGATGGTTTCTATCAATACCCTCTACACATAAAGCAGGATCCGAATTATACATATCAAACCATGGGCCTTGACTTTTACTACAATAGAATTTCCATCCACTTATTGACCTATTATGATTTGCTGATCTATCAGTCATAATTACATCCACATTAACCTCTTCCTCATAGTAAAAATCCCTGCAAATTTCACATGTAATATGATAGTTTCCACAACTATACTCTTCATAATTAAAAGTAGTTGCCCTACCATTTATAAACACCTCTAAAGAGTCTATATCTACCCCTTCGCCCTCATCAACTGCATCAAAAGTTATCTTAGTGTTTATTGGTATATCAAAGGCTTCTGTAGATGGATAATTATTAATTATATATGGTTTTCTATAATCCGCTATTAGGCTGAACCAATAGGATAGTACTATTTTATTAGGAACAAAAGCAGAGTCATACACCTCAATAGATATATAAACTATAGCACTAGCGTGAAACACATTTTCCGGGCGATAGATAAAATCTATCCCTAATAAGCCGCCTCCAGCATCAAATAAAAAAGCAGTCCCTAACGAGGTAATATCTACCCATACAGGGTTATCTAAATACGATACTTCTTTAATTTTAATTACTAAAGTAGTCAGATCTAAAGAAGCAGCAAAAGGACGCAACCTGATCCAGTAGTCAGTGTCCACATTGTTTTTTTCGGACCACATAACTGGGCGGGCCTCTTGAATAAACACGTACTGGTCTAAAGAAATACTAGCCGTGTGTCCTTGAGTTAAAGCGCGGCTTACAAAATTATTACTTATTTGCTTTTCAGCGCTCATTAAAGCACCAACATGAATTCTCGATAAACCTTCTCTTTTTAGATCATTAAATATCTTAGTAGCTACTATATTAAAACGTGATATTCCTGATGGTAAAGGATATAGTGCATCCTTAGGCCATGTATAACTACTTGGTTTTAACAAGTTATACATTGTTACTATTTGAGCAGGGCGTACGTGGTCAACACGACCTGTCCAATCATCCATCCTATTATCCTTTAAAACACCACCAGGAAAAACATATGCAGGAATGGATGGTAGCGCTATAGATGTATCTACTACACGATACATAACTATATTGATATCTCCACCTACTGTTAGATATATTGGAATAAATGTACCAGTATCATAATACATTATTTGTGTAATATTAGTAGTAGCGTGTAAACTCGAACCCCCATTTGCAATATTCCCACCATCGACAGCAACTTTTATTTGTTGGTGTCCAGTATAATAAGTACTGGCATCGTACTGTATAGTAGCCATACCATTACCGTCTGTTTGCATATAACCATCCAACGGTGTTAGATAGCCAAATAAATCACCTTCAGATGAAAACACAACATTCTTATTTAGTAAGCTAATACCAAACTGATCTCTAACCACCACAGTTATAAATGACTGACCTTGGCTAACTAATACTCTTTCAGATACGTATAAAGTAACTGAATTAGTGTACGGGATGATAGTATCTTTATGGTAATTATAAGTGGGCCAACCTATTTGAAAATAAATACCTGATTGTTGTTGTAAAATACTACGTTGTAACTTATATATAGTTGAATCTTGTATATCTATATCATAAATATCTATTAAATCATCCTGTGCTGGATCTATTAAATGTATATCCTGTGATTTTATTATCTCATAATCTATCAATAACATGTGAATTAAATTAGAGTTTTTAACAAAGCTAAGCGCGTTGTAAAAACTATTCCATGTGGCCGCTGTAATATCTGTAAATATATAACCTTGCTCTAAAGTCATTATGCTGCCATAATTAGTTTGATCTAAAGTATATAATGTACCGGACGAGTTATCCTCCCCATAAACCATTTCAGCATAAGGATCAATCAATGGCCGTTGATTACTAAATAATAATATATCCTGTAAAAAAATTATAGAGTCCCCTTTCATATATTCCCATTTAGTAGGTTCATCACCTTCATATGTCCTAATTTCTACAGTAGTCCCATTTATTGAGTGTACATAGACCTCCTCAATTCTATCTAAATTAGATTCATCATTAGAAGGACCTAAAATTAAAGTATCATATTTTTTTAGTCCTGATGTTGTTGTAACCTCTATCTGTCCGGTACCTACAGAACATTGTTCAGCGAATGTTGTAACAGTATGTTGTATCGCAAAGGCTTTAGCATCAAACCAATCTTCTTCGGTGCTATTTTTTACAACTGTACTAACTAACTCTAAAGTAAATTCAGACGCATTAACCCTCCATCGTCTAATAATATTGGCATTAAAAATAGGCTCTATAGTAAATGATTTATATCTATCTGGATCTGTATAGTAATCAGATGTTTCTCCACTATAAAACTTAAATAGAACGCCTTGCCGTTCTAATGTATAAAAAATAGCACCATCAAAAAAAGATGTTTGGTTATAAGGACCTACATATTGAATGGTTACAAACTCGTTTTGAGTTGGGTACGTCTGATAGTCATAAGGTTCTACATCTATAATAGATGTAGGTGTAAAAGTATATGTCCGTAATAAAGCACCACTGTCATTTTTTACATACATAACCACAGGGTTAGCACCAGTATCTACACTACAAAAAGTACCGGCCTGCGGGCCAATACAAAAATTAGGTTTGTTGACTTCTATATTTTCAAACATATCAAAAAGTTCCTTTAATCATACTGAGTAATAGTAACAGTTATAGTTACAATACCAGGAACTACACCTGCTTTATAAGATGAAACAGCTTTGCCATTTGTATCAGTATATGTGTTCACAGTTGTAATAAAGCCTACAGGATCATCATCAATAAAAGTCACAGGTTTAATCTTAGACGGCCTTGAGTATTGATCCTTAACAAATGAAGTGATATCGGAAACATTGAAACCGTTACTAGGTAATATTTTTGGATTAACATCTATAGTGACAGAGTCTACAAACGATCTTAACGGGGAGCATTGATAGTTGTAGTTTGAAAACACAGAATCTTTACCAAAATAAGTTGCACTTGTCTGTAATCTAAACAAAGAACCCTCTGCTATTTTTAAATCATGTACTACTATAACAGTTGTTTGATCAGTCTTTACATTATCAATAAACATAGATTTATCTACTATTAAAGTGTCTAAATTAAAAAACCTAACTACGGTACCTATTACAAATACTAAATATTGAACGTCTTCAGTATTGTAAAAACAACACGAATTTACAAAACTCAAATCCTCATATGGGATAATAAGAGAAATATCTTTAGATGGCAGTGCTATTTTGTATAAAGAACCACCAACATCTGAATATAAAAAATGATTAACTAGCCAAACACTTTTAGCAAAAACCACCTCATTACCAACTTCATAAGAATTACGAATGTAGAAATCTAATCCGAACCTTCCAGTTCCAGGTAATGTTCCTGTAACTGTCACTTCTTCATACTGATTTAAATTGTTGGGACCTAGTGAAAGTACAGTACCAGGAGTTATCTTTTCAGTATAATCATTTAATGTCACTTCTGATGAATGGTGTAGCACTTCATTAGACAAAGTAGTATTGTAATACTCTAAAGAAAATGCTGGGCAATTAAATTTATGATCAGTATTATGTGTTAACTCTATTGAATCGTTTAACGTACATACAAAATCCTCTATCAACCATTTTTTTATTACCACATCTTCATTAGTGTCTCCGGTCTGAAGTGTCCAAAAAAACGTACCATCATATTCTATAGCGTTTACTTGATTTAAGCCTAAAGATGTAGTAAGTGGATAAATAAGTACAGAACTGCCATCACTTACTTTCTTATTTAAAGTATTATTCCTCTCATCAAAATAATAAAAATACCCATCACGAACTGCCATATGATTTCTAGGAAAATTTATGTTATCAGCAGACATATTAATATATAATTATACCTGATCAACTCTTGCTAAAACAACAGCTAATTCAGCTACAATTCCTGATCTAAAAGTCGTAACGGCCTCTCCATTCTGATCGCTATTAACTATTTCCTGACCATCTACTATTACACCATCACCCTCAGTTTCAAAATAAACTAATCTTCCTTGTACCGGCTGAGAAAATTGATCCCTTACCCTGGCTGTTATAGTAGATGTACTTATTCCATTAGCTGCCAATACATTAGGACTGGCAGTAAGCCCTATTGAACTAACCATGGTATTAAAAGTGGCTGGTTGGTAATTGTAACGAGACCAAGCCTCTGTCTGCGCAAAATAAGTAGCTATAAGTTGTAAACGAAATACATCATGATCTCGTACAAATAAGTCATAAACATCAAATACATTAAGTTGATCCGTGTCTATATTATCCATAGTCATTGAGCCATAATATTCTAATGTTGCGGATCTAATATTAACAAACAATAAATTAGTAGCTTTAACATATAATAAAGCATTAACAGTACCTATAGCATCAAAATGCGATATTTCTGAAAATGTTGTGGCTTTTATATCTGTATATATTGCGCTTGGGAATGTAGCCAATACAGAACCAGAATAAGCACTTATTTTATACAAAGCAGCGTTATTTATATCTGTCCCATTAGCATTATTGAACAACCAAAAGTTATTATAAAATAATAAATTATCTGTATTAGAATAAGCATTTTCTAAAGGGTCGGTAAGTGTTATCTCATTACCATCCACATACTGAACATTAATTGTCTCAAATTTACCTAATATATTAGGCCCAATAGTCACAGTCATACCAGGTAATAATTCCCCTGGTAAATCATCCGGTGAATTTAATGTACCATTTACATTTATAATAGTACTACCAACTGAATAACTACCATTAATAGTGCAGTGATAATGCTCCACAGTAAATGCTGTAGAATTAAATACATGTGATGGACTAACTATCGGCACTGTTTCTTGTAACTTACAGATATAGTTTTCAATCCGCCACCTTTTTATAACTAAAGTTCCAGTAGTATCCCCAACCTCCATACTCCAAAAATTTACACCATCATATTCAGCAGATACGACAACTTTAGATAAAAGATTATCTAATGGGTATGAAAATGAAGTTATACCGTCATCTGTTTTTTGGAGAAGCATCCCGGTATCATCATCAAACATGTAAAAGTACCCTTCTTTGAACATTACATGTGGCTTAGTTAAGTTTATATTTGTACCTGACATTGTAGTTTCTCCTTATTCTTCATAGTGTCTTGGTAGCCTATGTGTTGGTTCCCAACGTATAGTGTAAAAAAACGGATCCCCTTCTATTATACACTGCTCTGTAATATCTATATCAATGGTGGAGTTGTTTATAAAAATTTTAACATCTGATAGGTCTATTCCAGATGAGGGGGCATCATCCTTTATATCTATATATATATTAGAGGCTATTGAAACATCACTACCTAGTGGGCCTACCTCTACTACGTATGGCGGAGAGTCATCCCTAACCAGTGGTAGCCAATCTATTTGTTTAGCAACCTCAGAAACAACTTGTGAAATTGCTTCATCTACATTCTCAAGAGTGTCTATATTATTTACATATGAAGGGGTAATCTTCGTTCCACTGGCTGGTGGATAAGTAGAGGCAGCCTCTATTATCCATATAGGATCACCATCAGATCCGTTATTAACATATTTTAAGAAGTTAATATTTACCTTGACATTTTTTAAGTTACTTAGACTATTTTTTACAAATGTATGTGCCACTTATACCCCCATCAAATTGACTAACTCAATACTATACATCTTTTTTTAACTCTAACACAAAAACACTCTGTGATCTAAACGCAGAAGTACCTACCGAAACATCTCTAACGAACCTTATGAACTCTATCATATTATTGTCTATGGTATTACTACCTACTATCTTCTTATCATCTATATTAAGTAAACCTATTACCGGTCCCATAGTACGATCTAGAATATTTCGTAGATTTTTAACTGTAGTTTTATTTTTAAAATAACTATTGTAGTCATGTGTCAACATCCCAGAATTAAACAACATGCCTTTTGGTGAACGCAGCCTTCCAAATATAGTAGGTTGTCCACCACTATAAGTGTATTCCCCCGTGACCAACACAATAAAAAACAAATTAGTACACCCACTAGAAGCTATCTGTAGTATAGAGCTAAAATACCTTAGGATTGTGTAATCCTCACACACCACCAATACTCGTTTATTAGTAGTCATAGCGATACCAAGCGCTACAGAAAGATAATTAACTGAGTCATCGGTAAAACATAAAATTCCTTTTCTATCTACAGCGTCAACTTCACTACAAACGGTTTTTCCTATAAATATAATTATATCATTAGAAGAAAACAAAAAGTCTATGTATGAAAGGGCCTTTTTTCTATACACAAAGCACCCCCTCATCTATAACCAACACACCAGAACCATTGTTGTCTATATTAATATATGTGTCAATGTCATTAAGTATCTTAAGCCCATCAGCAAGGTGCCACACAGGTAAATCTATCTCGCCACAAGAGTCTGTAATAAATAAAGTACAAACACTATTAGGGACGTTGAATAAACACATCTGTGTATGGACAACATTAAACCTTCTGTGGTCTAACACAACCGCACCTTTATACCCAGATATAAAAGCACCACTTATAATACCAAGTGCCACACTTTCATCCACTGCCGGTATATATAACATAGCCTCTGGGTCCATGTTGTCATATATAATTTTTAATCCTTTAGTAGGTACCCCTGAAAAAAGTCTGTAATTAAAATCATAACACAAACAATTTAAAAAGTCCGTAACCTTTACCTTTACCTTGTCGCTCATAATGCTCTCCTTATTACACGTGTTAACTACTATAGTCTATCTGGCTAACCATTACTTTAATACCATACCTAATTAACTTATCTATAGAAGTGTACCAACTTGTAGGAGATCCTTCTGGATCCTGCTCTTTTAAAAGTTGAAGTTTTGCTCTATTAGCGGAATAAGAATGACTAATCCCTGTGTAACTGTTTGTTGCAGTGGTGGCCACTTTAATTGCTGAGTCAGTGGTTCCTGAAATGGCAGTAAAATAATCAGTGTTAACTCCATCTGTAATCATAAACGCCATACCTGGCTGCGCCCCAGTACCGGTATTAACACTTACTGTAGAGGTATTAGCCGTATAATTAGAATTTAACAGAGTTTCTTTTACTGCTACACTGTCAAGAGCGACACTTGTAGTAGGTAAGTCAAAACCTAATCTTTCTGTACAGTCGTTAATCGATGCTGGAGCAACGAGGACAGAAGACCTATGAGACCCAGAGTAGTATTTACCAACACTACCAGAGACTATCCAAAACTTACTATTTTTGTACTCCACAGATGCATTCCTATAAGCCATCGAAAAACCAGTGTCCGCAGTAGCAATAACATTAGCTACGGCACGTATTTTCTGCTCCATTTCGTCAGCAAGCACCTCCCCATCTACAGGGGTCATATCATCATTAGGTGTTAGAGTGATAGTATAATAACCACTACCATCAGTACCACTTACTGTAGCGTCCAACCTTACTTTTAAACTATTATGTGTATCATCAATATAAAACTTTCCAGACGAACCAACAAATCCAGAACTCTTACACCAGCCTGCCTTCATCTCAGTAACATACAAACTCTGTATGGCTGTTCTTGCAGCATTATCACTATATGCCGTTGTAGTAGTGCTTAAAATAAACTGTTCATCACCATCAAAACCTATTGGTATTATTGAACTAAGATCTACTGTTACCCTCTTAGTCCTACCTGGGTAATTATCAAGATCTTGTGTATCTAAATTTAGTGCCATTTTTATTTTCCTCCTTAGATATAGAAATAATTCTTATTATTTGTGATATGAAACGGACACCCTGGAAAAGTACACTCATAGCCCCACCTATTACCGCGAGGTGATACTTTCATATAGTAATGATCGGTACCTATTTCATGTAAAAACCTACTTGGCAAAACATCTGTGTCACTTAATAGTAACAACGCGCGTGTTCTGGCTTCACTACATGCTGTGTCGTAAGGACATTGCAGATATCTACGGCCTAATTTACTATTAATTTTTTGGTTAGTTGGTAGATTACCATATAAAGAAGTACCAACAGTTAGTCGCCATATCAACCATTTATCAAACGCTACTGATATTCCGTAATCTAATATTGCTTTATTATACTCTGCGATATCAGCATTCATTAGGTCTATTGACGCTTGGTTGTTTCTTGGTACCGGACCTATAACTGTTCTAACCTCCACCCACTTCTCTTCATTGGTGCTTCCAGACACTGTTATGCAATAGTTTCGTATTGCCATTATTTTCCAAACCTATATAAATCTTTACCCTCATTCATAACGTAAGTTTTATATACCAAAACGTATGGATGATTTTTTACATCATGTCCCTGTGTGTCTATCATTAACCAATCAGCATTAGACAGTGTTGGTACATTATTTAATTCTTTGTCATGCTCTATAAATGTATCACTAAGAAGTACCTTGTTATTATTATCTACATAGGTAACCTCTTTCCAAAAAAACTTAGCGACGTAAACACTTTTTACAAGATGCAGATATTGTGAGAAAAAATCTAACATTATATTGTCATTACTATTTATTTGCTGTGCTATCTGCAACACTGGACCAGTAAAATAAGCACCTATAACCTTACAACGTCCAGGTTGTTCATATAGAACATCATCCCAATGTAACTCTAATCTAAACCTTTCCGATAAAGAAAATCCTTTCATCCTTTCCTCCTCTTAGTTCCTAAATATTAAACATATAATGGTGTGTATGGTACAGAAACACTTCCTGTGGCCAACTCATTTACACTATTAGTGCCCCCACCAACAGCTGTAACTATTCCGTAAAGAACAGTCTGAATTTTACCAAGCCCACCGGCAGATACACTTCCTGAACTTGACTCTGCAAACGTAGTACTAAACGTTATTCCTGCTAATGCGGCGTCAGAGGCCTGTCCTTGTGTTATTCCCCTAATAACACCGGAAGGCTCTATTACCTGAGCCTCACCTGGGTCAATCAAACTACTTATACCTTTCCACTTTGTAAAAGACCATGACTCCTGCCCAGGTTGGTCTTTAGTCTCTTTAGTGAAATTGTAACCAGTAACATGCCACTGACCACCTATGGGGTCACTGCTCCCCTCACAGGTAGAAGGAGTAACAGATGCCGAAATAGTAGAAGCATCACTACAATTACTAGACACTGGTAAATTATGTGTAGGCCCAGGGGCATACACTGTTATACTCAACGTCTGTTGTGGTTTATATATCACATATTGCTCATCCGGGAGCCAACTACCTAAACAAAAAGCCTCTTGCCTTCCTGGATTAAAACCCCATTGTGCAGACACAGCACAAGTACTACTAAAAGATACTGAACTAGCAGCACCTATAACAATTGTTTGACTCATCATCTATCTCCTTATAACTAATTAGGTTACTTTATTAATGCCTTTACACCCCAAATAATTGGAATACTCACACGTATAAAATTTACGACAATCTTTACAGAACTTTCTTTTAAATATTTCTAATCTAGCTTTAATTTGTCTATCATTCAAACTTTTTATATCCACACCCCCAGACAAATCATAATTTTCCAATGATGTTTGTCTTGAACTAGACCTATTTGCTTCCCTTCTTTTTGAACAAGAACCACAAGCCATAATATCTCTCCTAAATTACGTAGTAGCAATCATTGTAACACTTATTGTATACCAACCACCTGACGATGACTTATCTGTACCTGGTATAGGCTGCATATGAGCATTAGTAATAATACCACTAAACTTTTTATCACCTATAGTGATATTATTAGACATACTAAAATCTGGACCATCTGATACTATAGAGTAATTAATAGTGGCTATGCCCATTATGTTATAACTTATATTTATAGTACTACATTCAATAAATTTATTAGCCATTATTAAACCCTAAACCACCTTCTGAGATAAAGACATCATTCTCCACAGTCTTTCCTTGAAAATGGATTCCACCTTTATATGGCAATTGAGTAAAACTAGCGCTCATAAAATTACCACCTTGCCCTCTAAACTGGCTGCTTGTAGGCAGTGTTGTAGTACAAGTATCAATAATTATATCATTATACACTGCCATAAATGTATGAAGAACAAACTCACCTCTCACCGAGGTAGGCATAGGACTTCCTGCTCTTAGTATATACTGTCTACCCTCAAATGTCGCCATCCCTTCTCCTTATTCCCTCGTATGTGTATCAAGGAACATACGCAAAAGTATAGCTGGCTACCGGTATAGAGCCCGGAACCAATTCTATATTAAAAGTCTGTAAATAATAGTCACTAATACCTATACCCATATTACTCATAGTTACACCACTTTCTGAGTCTGTATTAAAAGAAATAGGACCTCCAGAATAGTCCATACCTATCCCTTCTATCTGCTCTATGTCAGAAAACAATGTTGCTGGGCCTGATTGTGAAGAGGCTGTTATTATGCGTGTTTTTTGACCAAATGTTCTATTTAATTCAACATAAGTATCAGCGTTACCTGACATATATGAGCGACCTTCACCACCATAAATAAAATATAACATATCACTAGAGCAGTCATACTTCCTCTGCCATAACACAGTTACTCCGGCCCTTCCTGGACACCCTTGAAATACTGTACTACTAACATAACCAGATATATTGAGAGTGCCTACAGTTACACCACCAGTAAGATCGCAGTCCTGGTTGCTGAGTTCTGTGTTTATATTATTATTCACCGAGATAAAGCAACCATTAGGAAGATTAAAATCGGTATCAATAAAAAAGTTACCTACTAACTTACAACAATTAGTGGACATATATTAATTTATCACTCCTTTTTAGATGGAGTAACCTCACTATAGTATGTACCATAAGCAGGTCCTCCTGTTTTTATAGATGCATGATCATGTACTGGAACATTGGCTATAAGAATACGCACCTTCTCTCCTGTAAGTGCCACAAACCATATTGTGTTTTCAAGTGGCAATAGATGTTTATAATCTACAGCTATTCTATCTTCATGTTTTTTCTTTATTACACCAATATCTTCCTTATCTGAATAAAAACCGTTTTGTAAACTTATAGTCTTACCATTTAACTCAATAGGACCAGGCTCTGGAAAATAACCACCATTATTCTCTAAACTACACGGTACTTCAAATGTATACTCCTCACCAGCCCTTAAATAAACAGAAATATTAGAAATATTAGACATAGTTTTTTACCAATCCTTTCAATCATTTTTTAAGATATAGACACTTTATGGTGTACCTCTACTAAAGGAAACACCTCAGCAGGGCTATTGAATGTAGCTTTTGCAGTAGGTAGTTTCGGAGTTACTGAAGATTCTGTACCGCCTGGGACCATCCTATCTGGGGATATAGTAACAACGTCAGTTTCATAAGCAAATTTACCATCCCGTAGGCCTTCCCTAACCACACCCTCTATACTGACCCAAGTACTTTTAGTAGCCCTACAACGTCTTGTGTATTTTTTGCCTTGTAATTTACTAAGTTCATCAACACCACTTATATTTAATAGAACATAGCCTGGGTCATCCCAACACGGAGAAACAGTGGCTTTTTTTAGTATACCGGTAAATATTCTTCTTTCGTTCCCTTCTTCTCCTGCAGATATTGTTACTCGTCCACCCATATTAGATTGTGTTATCTCATTATGAGAAACCTTTAGCGAAGCGTCAAAAGAAGATATCTGTCCTCTACTCTTTCTAACATTAAAAGACTGAACAAATGGAGTCCTTATTATAAAACCAGAGCCTATAGATACAGTAGCCCTTATTTTTATCATCCTTATTGACATTACTACACCTCCACCGGATTATTATGTATTGAGCAACTAACTATATCACCTTCTCTCAATATAGTAGGGGAGGTATTAATTGCTATTCTATCACCAAAGCCATCCATCTTTACTTTATAAAAAATGTTATTCCCCATATCCTTTATAATCGTCCCACGTGAACTTACAGATTCTGTAGCTTTCATAGAAGGACCGCCACTACTACTAGCAAAATTACCAATAATTCTGGAGCCTTCATTAACAGAAATAGTGTACGATGAACTATCTGTGTAAGAATATGTAATACTGTTTATTATACCACCTGAAGGTCCAGCATCCCCAAGATGAGGGTTCGCTGATGGGCCACATACATATGTAGTCTCTATCCCAGAATCAGCGTTCATAAACAAATATAAAGATTCTGAAATATTTTTTAATTTTTCAATATCAGTTATAAAAGATAACGACAGTGTTAGGCCAGATCCACCATCCATCACATCCATTGCTAATTCTAACTCTGTAGCATCTAAATCTTGGGCGGTAGTGGGGTCTTTATCTGCTATACCCTGTGTCTGGTCTATCTCTTCACCGTTAAAAGCTATTGGTGCTGGAGGATCATAAAGCATAATTGGTGTTACCATATACTCTAAATTAGTAGCTATGTCTATCGCTTTAGACCATTTAGCCTCAGGGTCATATTCTGGGTCTGATACTGATATTGATGGTGAGTTTATATTTACCATCGTCCATATTTCTTCTACTAAATAACCTCTATTCTCAGAGCAAGGAATGATCGTACCTATTTTTTTATCTGTACCTTCCACTTTTGCTAACTCACAAAAAGGACTAAGCATATAATTTGTATTATTACCATAACTTTTAGGCTCATTCGGTTTAGTATCTTTACCAAAAAGGATATAAGGATCTTTCATACCATCATCATCATCCTCTGGGCTATACACTATTACATAATGCTTCCCCTCATCTAATTTATATATACCCTTAACAGTATTATTGATATGTACCATGGCGTAAGTATTTTCATCCGATGGTACTTCTGATACACCTACAGAAGCGTCGTTTGGTGCTGTTTTTAAAAGATGTATTTCATAACCTATAATAAGTACTTGGTTTACCTTAACAAATTTATCTACTTTAGTATTACGTATATCTTCAAATCTAAACTCTTCAGGAATATCTATCTTTACAGCGTCTGTAACATCACCAACCAACTTACTCGCATTTACCCAACAACTGGAACCATATATTGTAGCCGCAGGATCAACTTTAGGCCTGTCCTGTAGTATCCCTACATACGGATTTCCAGTAGTACCCACTTGTATAGGAATAATAGTAGAATCCCCACTATACGCGATATTTGTTTCAGCAGTTTTTCCAGGAGCATGTATATATTTAGCGTAGCCTACAATACTCTCAAAAGGGTCTGATATCTCATACAAATTATTTATACCATCGTTGTCTAAAGTATCCAAATGTGGATTATTAAACACAATTATTGCGTGGGTGCTATAACCTGGCTCATTACAATTAGTTATCATCTTGCTAGTGTCGTATATTTTTTTATTGCCTGCTCCCCATATAGGTTTCCACCCCAATTCTTTCCTAATAGGCATGGGTTTTCCACCAGTAATCATAACACCTTTACATTCATCTTTATATGAACTTGTCTGTACTTGGTAGTATATATCAGACAAATCAGCAGAATTTTCTCCTATAGCTACAAAATCAACCTCACCATACTCATTTACCATAGCCTCATATATATCGCCACCAAAAGAACTTTCTGCGGCTTCTTCTAATAAGGATAGATTTATAACAGACATGGCGTCCATATGCTTTATATCTAAATTAGAAATATTTCCACCTATACTATTTGTGGCCGCACCTTTGTACAAACCAAAAGTTTCAAGTACATGAGCGGCCAAACTCCCCTCTGGACCTTTACATTCTATTTCTACTAACTGAGAGGAGTCCCCAAAGTTTTCCCAAAAATCATTTATATATGTTGGATTAGTGTTCGCCATTTCCTTTAATCCTCTATCCTTGTGTATTCCTAGCATTCAACGCTTGATGCGCTAAATAAGTAGTATTATTCAATTCCCGCTCTGCTCTACTTATTCTAGAGGTTACATTATTGTCAACATGCCCTATATTAGTACGTAACTCAGAAATCTCACTTTGTACATTAAGCATCTTTGCTGCTAATTTAGCGTCAACATTTCTAGACACTATACTACCAATATTTTCTTCTAAGAAAGTTATTTTATTATTAACAACCATAGTAGCACTTATTAGTTTATCATTAACATCAGAAACCGCCTGGGATATACTATCCATTGCGGCACTTCCAGCGCTATTAGGAGGTGTTGACATATGAATGGTGCTACTATTCATAGCATTCTGTATCGCACTAAACAAACGCTGTTCTGCGTCACCTATGTTTAAATTAACCATCACCGAAGTAGTTGCTAAATCAACTACCTTAGTAGAGAGTTCCACAGTTTTAGTATCTAATTCAGCGATTATCGTCTTTGTAGCCAAATCTACTGTAGTAGTGGATAAATCTACAGTCTTAGTAGACAGCTCCACAATATTGTTTTCGAGTACCACTACATTATTCTCAAGTTTAGCAATAACCTCAGTAGTGTCAAGTTTTACAATGTTACTTTCGAGTACCACTACATTATTTTCGAGCCTTACTATGTCGTTTTCAAGTTTAGCTATAACTTCCGTAGTATCAAGTTTTACAATATTACTTTCTAGTTTTACTATATTATTTTCAAGTCTGGCGATAACTTCAGTAGTGTCAAGTTTAACAACATTATTATCAAGTGTAACAGTATTGTTTTCGAGTACCACTACATTATTCTCAAGTTTAGCAATAACCTCAGTAGTGTCAAGTTTTACAATATTACTTTCTAGTTTTACTATATTATTTTCAAGTCTGGCGATAACTTCAGTAGTGTCAAGTTTTACAATGTTACTTTCTAACCTGGCAATAACTTCAGTAGTGTCTAATTTAACAACATTATTATCAAGCCTTGCGATAACCTCAGTAGTATCTAATTTAACTACATTATCTTCGAGTTTTACAACATTACTATCCAACTTAACTACATTGCTCTCAAGTTTTACAACATTATTATCTAACTCCGCTACAAGATGTTTATCCTCCACCTTTAATTCAAGTGCCTCTAACTTACGAATAAGGTCTGTGCTGTCTAAACCACCATTTAAAGATGATGTCGCAGGTCCTGAAAGAATTTCCCCTTTAGGTATTATTTGTTCACCTCTTTCCGCAAATATAGCCCCAGTACTCGCTACTTCACCACCATTGTGGTAAACAGGAAGTGATCCATTATTCCTTCGGCCATTAAGAATATCCAGTTCTTTTTGCATTGCTTTACTATGCTCATCCTCTACCCCAGCAACTCCTGGATCTTTTACAACATTTTTATTTCCATATAAATCATAAGCATT